GAGCTACACTGAATCAGGAGTCACACTAACCGGTGCCACAGGCAGCACCATAATGTCCAAGTTCTTGATAGTGGTTCGAGGCACAGCAGGTGCCGCACGCAGTGATTGGCAGAGTGTGCTGGGCGGAACTGGCAGCTCTACTTCAGTGCAATCCGCTGCCAGTTTTACCTATACACAAACTGGAACAGTAGGCATATCAACCACTACCACCACTATTGATGCTTATGCCATGGGCGTGCCTGTTTGTTTCTTGTTTTTTGGCAGTGGCACCGGATCTGATATCAATCCTGACACCGACATGACCATGACCGGTGCCACCACATTGCTTGGCCCTTCAGCCAAGACATGTATGAAAGTGTTGTGTTTTGATCAAAGCACCACGTCATTGAGCGTGACTGCCAGCACTGCTGATTTGGGTAGCACCAACACTTCAAGTTTTTGGTTCCAACAGTTTTATTAAAATGTACGCAAGAATATATTCAGATCGAATAGCATGGCCCTACACCTTGGACAATCTAAGGCAAGATGAGTCCAGCACCAGCTTCCCCGCACGTATCATGCCCGAGCTGCTGGCTGAATTTGGTGTAGTATCGGTCGCTGTTGACCCTGAGCCATTCACCGACCATGAAAATGATGCTGTGCGCAATGATCCTGTACAGGAAAATGGAGCATGGGTGCAGCATTGGCACCTGGTGCCACTGGACGCAGAAAGATCCGCACAAAAACTGGCACAACAACAAGCTGTGATACGAGCCGAACGAGACCGTCTTGTAGCACAAACAGATTGGACACAAGGCAAAGATATACCCGACTCAGTGAGTCAGTTGTGGGCTCCTTATCGACAGGATCTAAGAGATGTGCCTCAACAGGCTGGGTTTCCGTGGACGATATCTTGGCCCTTACCGCCGGCATAAAACTGAGTAAATACGAAACAAGCAATTTGATATCATGCCAATAACACAACTCCAGCCGTTTAACCTAGACACCACATCCGCTTACACAATGAGTCAACTCACCGTGACCGGAAATATCACCAGTGGTAACATAAATCTTTCAGGTAACTTGGTTGACACCGGAGCATTGACCATTATTAGCGGCAGCAATGGTAACATTACTTTGGCTCCAAATGGTACAGGTATTGTATCGGTGTCAGCGGCATTGAGTGCCAGTGGTAACATAAATCTTTCAGGCACTGGTGCTCGCATCATTAGCGACTTTAGCAATGCGACTGTCGCTAGTCGTACAATGTTTCAAACATCTACAGCAAATTCATTCACCGCTGTAATGTCAATGCCAAGTGGTACTGGTGTTAGTTCTGGCTTTACTGCCTTCGGCGGCAGCGATCCAGGTAACGCTGGTCTTATCCAAATAGCTATGATTTCGGCCAGCGAGGCAAGATTATCATCAGCTATTACAGGAACAGGAACCTATGCAAACTTGACTTTTTTCACTGGTGGCAGTGAGCGGATGAAGATTGATACCAACGGTAACGTTACTGCAAACGTACTATTGTCAGTGGCTGGCAACGTCACTGGTGGTAACTTACTCACAGGTGGTTTAATATCGGCTACCGGCAGAATCTTTGCTGCTAGTGGTGCTGCTGGCACACCTGGCATTACATTTTCAGCTGACACCGCACAAGACACTGGATTTTACTGGATCAGTGACGGCAACATTGGTGTATCTACTAACGGTACTCTTCGTGCAACTTTTTTGACCACTGGGTTAAGTGTAGTTGGTAACGTCACAGGTGGCAACATTATCACAGCAGGTTTGATCTCGGCAACTGCCAACGTACAAGCTGGTAACCTTAGAACTGCTGGGTTGATCTCGGCAACTGGTGCAATAACAGGTGCGGCAATCACTGGCTCTAGTTTGACTGTATCAACTGGCAACGTCAGTGCAGGAAATATTGTAAACACCAACGCCAACGGTGTAGGCAATATTGGTAATGCAACTGTTTACTTTAACACAGTATTTGGCAAAGCCACCACAGCACAGTACGCTGACTTGGCAGAAATGTATTCGGCGGACGCAGCGTACATGCCAGGCACGGTGTTGGATTTTGGGGGTAACCAAGAAGTCACACTGAGCGCCGCGGTGTCAAGCAACCGAGTAGCCGGAGTAGTTTCTACCAATCCAGCACACCTAATGAACTCGGTGCTGACCGGGGAATACCCAGTGGCAGTGGCCTTGACTGGGCGTGTGCCCACTTCGGTCACAGGCACAGTGTCAAAAGGTGACATGATGGTGTCTGGCGGCAACGGTGTAGCTGTGGCCTGTGCTAGACCCGAAATAGGAACTGTGATTGGCAAAGCTCTGGAAAACTTCAGTGGTGAATCTGGTGTGATTGAAATAGTTGTTGGTAGACTCTAAGTCAACTGACTGAATTCTTGCTCCAACAGCGAAATTTTTTCTTGCACTGCATCTAAATTCACAGTGTTCCACAATCCAGGATGCATGGGCTTGGGCCATGTACCTGCATCAATCCAGGCATAGCCAATGTGCTCATGATTGAGTCTGGGTGTAAATTCTGAATCCACGACACACACCCAGGTATGATATTCAAATGCCGAGTCAGCAGAAGTAAATTTTTCCAGCGGTATCAATCTTAGATAGGTTGGAAAAAAACCCAGTTCTTCTATGCATTCACGCTCCATACCACCCAACAAGGTTTCGCCAGTTTCAAGTTTGCCACCGGGAAGTCCCCATGCACCCGGATGCTTGGTATCGTTGCGCAAGAGATAAAGATAACGTCCGGTGTCTCTACTGCGGAACCAAACTCCCACGGCTTTCAAAGCACCAGACTCCATGTTCCGCCGACATATACACCTTGGTAACTCTTGATCCAGTCTGTGCCGGTCCACTCGTATTGAACGCCAGTGGTTATGTTTGTGACGTATTGTGTGGTAGCAGCCTGAGACACACTGTTGAACACGATTCTCCAGTAGGTACCAGTCCACTCAATCACATCGTTTGCTGATGCAATCAAGGGCTGGCCCACAGCACTCAGCCAGGCCTCGGGAGGGTAGGTGTTGATTGCGTTGCCTGTGGGCTCAGTCAGCAAATATCTTTGTCCCACAGCCGGCGCCGGCAAGCCATAGTTGGGACCACTGATCAAGGGATCAATAATGGCTGTGATGGGAGCCAAGGTATTTTGCGGTGCCGTGTCTTGGTCAATGTCATAAATCAACAGTCGATCATCGTTGGGATTGATCACTATGGTGCCCACAATAACACTGCCATCTTCTTGATCCAGTCTGATTTGACTGATACCCGGACGTAGTACACCATAAGCACTGATCACAGCTGGCCATAACAGGCTACTGCCAGCCACAATCTGTGTTGGAGTCAAATCATCATTGGCGCCGTTGGGCACAATGGTGCGTCCCTGCAGGCACTGTATTTGATTGCCAATCACAACCAGTTCGTAGTTCCACGGAGTCACCACAACTCTGGTGCCCAACAACAAATCATTGTCTGCTATAGCGTTGTCGAGATCACCCTGGGCATCATACATTGATGCAATAACACGTTCAACCACGCCCAATTTCTTAACTTTGGCTGGGCTACTCAACCAAACTGGCAAACTGAACTTGATGGTGGCCATGTCAATGGGATTGTCAGTACCAATGGGCACAGTTCTGCTGGTCCAAGTCACGCTTTCTAAATCCACAACACTGAGACTGGTCCAGTCAATAAAGTTATCAGTGCTTTGAACTTCAAGACTGGGGTTGAACAAGGTCAACAACTGCTCCAACAACTGCATTTTTTGATTGGTGTTTGACGTCCAAATGTCTAAAGTGATTCCCAACTTGTAGGGCACGGGCATCAGGCGTTCAATAGTAAATGCATTGCCTTGTGTGGTATCATAGCTGTCGGTTTCTGAGTCGTAAGTGCGTTGACGAACATTGAGTTTGCTGACATGATAGGGTTCTTGAATTCTACCACGATCATAGTCCAGGCTTGACACATAAAATGTCATCAGTGGTGAAGCTGGCATTGAGTTGCGGCTGTTCTCTTGAATGATAACTTGAGCATTGCGACTGGCATCACCGTAGCGAACCGGCACACGAATCAGGGCGGCATTGTTGACACCGTCGGTTTCGTTGCCATACTCAATTTGAAAGTTGCTGATGATCCTGGTAAACTGTAGCAGGAAACGTCGGATTTGGGCATCATAAAAAAATTGGGACATACTCATAGTTTTTTCTCTGTATAAACTCTTTTGCCTTCAATGATTGTCCATGTTTTACCGCGTGTACCATTCAAGATATTCATTCGATCACTTTGTGCTTTTCTTTGCTCTTCGCTATAGTGCCAAAGTCCTTTGGTGCCTTTTCTTGGGTGTGCTTTCCCCTTCATAGCACCTCCGTCACTGCGGGTCCAAGTATCAGTACCATTAGCACGACGTCTAGCATGAGCTTGGCGCTGTGATTCTTTCATTTTTTCTTTGGATTCTTTGCTATGAATTTTATTATTTCCTGCTTCTCTAAGATTATAAACTTCCGTAGTTTTTCTATATTCGTCTAGCCAATACTGTTCTTTTGAGTTTAGCTCTTCAAGAGTAGAAGCACAATCAATTATTTCCCAAACAAAATTTTCTACCCCATACAATCTCATGCTGTTGTATAGATGATTGTTTTGACCATTCCTAGTTCTAGCACAATGATCATACCAGCGCATTTTGGGATTTTTCTGTATGGTCTGACCTATGTACATTTTGTTATTAATAATGTTAGTGATTCTGTATATATGCATACGTTTATTTATGGCTCACCATAAAAAAATTGCTGCATTGCTTAACTCGATTTCTGACCCGGTTGTGTATCAGGATATGGTTTGGCGTCCTTGTTTCCGCTTTGGTCTCCGTTGTCGGCTCTTGGTCGCAGTATTTGGCTGAGACTCTGACGACTTGGAATATTGCCCATGTCCGTTGTGGGTACAGTGTATGTATTGTTCACAAAGCCCGAGCGTAAAGTATCGTTGCCCACGCCGTTGTTGAGATTGGTACGTACTTTGTCTTCGATCTTGATCCAGCGTTTGCCATCATATCGGAACAAGCGATTGGGGAAATAATCCAATCTCAAGGCGTAGTCTCCTGCCACAGCGCCCAACGGGAATGTGACACCGGCACTGACCGGCAATCCGTTTGGTGGCACACCGTCTCCGGTCAAGTAACCCACGGTGTAACCGTCGGCTTTGGGGGTAACGTTCATACCGCCCTGTGTTCCGTCCACGGTATCTCCGCTTTGAATCGTGAGTGACTCTGGATTAGCAGGCTGGCCGTTGTCCAAAGTGGCCACAACATACAAAGGCTTGACATCGTAACCAGATGCAGGTACTTCTACATCGGCTTGTGTGAGTATGGCATCGTTGATCTGGTTGTCTTTGGGACGAGTACTGAACAAATCGCTCTGTGTTGGGGGTGTGTACACTCGCCAGTAGTCGGTGTTGGTGATGTCTGTGCCTGCTGGAACGTTTTGCAGAGCCTGATAATACACATCGCCATAATTTGTGACCCAGCCTGTGGGATAAAAATTGCCATTGTCCCAGATATTTTCTGATGCAACCGGTTTCTTGAGTATGTCTTTGAACTCTTGGTTGTTGGTCATTGGCGTGGCTTTCACACGCCAAGTGTGTGGCAACCAAGTTTGGCTCATGCCTTCTGTGGCATAGTCAGCGTCTTGCACCACATAGTATCTGGGCAAAGGCTGCGGAATCGCCTGATTCAGCGGATAGTAATCTTTTAAATTAGGCACTTCAAGAACATCACCGTTCATGATCTTGCGACCCAGATTATCAATCATGTCATTGAAGTGGAACGTGATAAACAGTGTATCGTTGTTTAAAAACAATCCAAATTGGGTGAGATCAAAGTCAACATCTTGGTGAGTGTAAACACCTCGTAACACATAGATATCTTGGTCATAAATTCTGTCGCGGTTTTCCAGCAACAGCAAGTCTTGAATATTCAAAGGATTCAAGGTATCATATATGGGTTGAGTTGCGTCATAGTTACCTGACAGTGTAGAATCCTCGCCACCAGTTTGCGGGCCCATATACTTGTGCAGGAAAATATCCATACCTCCAACGGTGTACATTTCAGAGATAGTGCGATCCAGAAACTGGTAATCGCGGGTTCTATTGGGGCGGTAAAGTGACAGGCGTGGCATAGTGTACTATTTATGGGCAGTTTGCCCAAACACTTGAACCCTGCGGTTGTTTGAAAATTACTACTTTTTACTGACTTGACCAAAAACACAAGATTTGTTATAATTACAGTCAAAGGAGCCCAAATGAAAACCCTTGCACTCAAACCCTTGAATCCCCGCAGTCCCGATACCAAGTACGTGGGCGAAGAGCCCCTGTGGCGCGATCAACCCACCGAACATCGATTCACTGTCTTGAGTCGTGCTTTTAATTGGTACAATTACTTTTACGGCAAAAAAGATGCCAAGGACATGATTGCTTCGTATCTGGAGCGTCATGAACGTGCCCGAGACGCAAAAAAGATCCGTGCCCTGGGCGACAGCCAAATTCGCTTGACCACAGGTTGGCTATGCCGCATGAGTGACATGGGGTTGCAACTGAACGAACACGAGCAAATCAAACTGGACAACATGATTTCCGAACTGTTGGCCATCAAAGATGAGCCCAAACAAGAAGTTGTGGCAGATGAGCCCAGTGTTCCCAAAACAACAATTCAGGATCGCTTGCGTGACAAAGTGTCTGAGTGCCTGGGCGAGCTGGACGGACAGTTTGACGAGTTCGTTGCAGCAGGTGCAAAACTGTCAGCAGACTACAAACCCGTGAGCCTCATGCGAAGCATGAATATTGCACCGCAAATGGTGTCCATGATCCGGGACACATGGACTCGCAAGCTCGGTGAGTTTGAAGAAGTTGTGGCAGGCAAAGACGCTGATCTCGTCAAAGCCTATGATTACATGACCAAAACACAGCTCAAAAACTGTGTGAAGTTCTGTGAACTTGTGATCTCAGACTGCGGTAGCTATGTGCAGATCAAGAAGGTGGAACGCAAGCCTCGTAAAGTCAAGGCAGTGCCCCCGGAAAAACGAGCATCCAAGTTCAAGATCTGTGCAGAGTTTGCTGAACTCAAACTCAAGAGTTTGCTGGCTGCACAGTTGGTGGACAAAAGCGAAGCCTGGCTGTATGACACCAAAAAGCGCAAACTGATTCATGTTGTAGCCGACGAGTACGCCAAGGTGTTTACCATCAAGAACAACAGTGTGATTGGGTTTAGCACTGTGGAAACACTGCAAAAAACAGTTCGAAAACCTGCAGAAGTTGTACGGGCCATGCAAGCCGCAGGCAAGCCAGCGGCACGTAAGATCTACAAAGAGCTTACTACCACAGAAACTCCGTGGAACGCTCGCGGTACTGAGAACTTGATCATACTCAAAGCCTGGTAAATAAGGGGGAACGGAGTTCCCCAATGGCTGAACAAAACCTGCTACCTGAGTTAAAGCAAAACCTTATTGAGTATTGCAAATTAACCATGGGTGATCAAATCATTGATCTTGAATTAGACCCTGCACACTACGAAGCGGCATATCAACGCACAATTGGTACCTATCGCCAACGTGCGCAAAATGCCTATGAAGAAGCATACATCTTCATGGAACTGATCAAGGATGTGAACATCTACACCCTGCCACAAGAAGTATACAGTGTTAGACAGATATTCCGCAGAACGTTTGGCGATTCAACAGGTCCGTTTGCATCAAACTTTGATCCGTTTGCTCAGGCGTCGATCAACGTTTATCTCATGAACTTCAACGTGGCCGGCGGCTTGGCCACATATGATTTCTACAGTCAGTATGTTGAACTGGCTGGTCGCATGTTCGGTGCGTACATGAACTACACCTGGAACCCTGTGACAAAGAAACTGCAACTGATTCGTGATCCCAAAGGCACAGGCGAAAACGTCCTGCTTTGGGTATATCAAACCAAACCTGAAATTCAACTGCTGAGTGACTACCAAATTCAACAGTGGATCCGGGACTACATGGTTGGTGCCTGCAAAATGATCATTGGCGAAGCTCGTGAAAAGTTCTCAACCATTGCTGGTCCACAAGGCGGCGGCCAACTAAACGGTGCTCAAATGAAGACCGAAGGACAAGCCATTATGGATGCCAAAATTGAAGAACTCAAGATGTACGTGGATGCTTCGCAACCACTGACTTGGGTAATTGGCTAATTGACATTGATTGCCAGTCTTGCTATAATATAGCATGGACTTGATGATTGACATGGAGGGCCTTGCTACCGGCCCCGAAACTTGCATTCTTACTATAGCTGCCCAGGGCTTTGATCCCTTTGGTGACGGTTACTATCCCGACAAGTTTTACTATGCCCGCGTTGATCTTGACAGTCAACCCAATCGCAAAATTGAACAAGGCACCATAGAGTGGTGGGCCACTCAAAAAGAAGCACAGGTAGAAGCATTTGCCGAAGACGGTCGTATACCCTTGGACCAAGCACTAGACGAACTGGGCCGCTTGATTTGGCACTCCCGGCGTATCTGGGCTCAAGGCCCCACTTATGACATGACCATCTTGGAGCATGCCTACAAAAGCTACAATAAGCCTTTGCCCTGGCAGTATTATGCAGTGCGAGATTCAAGAACGGTGTTTAGCCTATGGCCTGAACAACCCATTCCCGCCACCAGTCATCATGCGTTGGAAGACTGTCGCAGACAAATTGGCATGCTACAAAATACACTTAAATATCTCAAAGTTAAGGAACTCAAATGATCATTGGCATCTGTGGTTTTATTGGAGCCGGCAAAGATACTGTAGCCGACTATCTTGTGAATTTGCATCATTTTCGCAAGGAAAGTTTTGCCAACAGCCTTAAAGATGCAGTAGCACAGGTGTTTGGTTGGGACAGAACCATGCTTGAAGGACGTACCAAACAAGCCCGCGAATGGCGCGAAAAACGTGATGAGTGGTGGAGCAATCGTTTGGGCAAAAACATTACTCCGCGTTGGGTACTACAATATTGGGGCACAGAAGTATGCCGCAGAGGATTCCATGATGATATTTGGATTGCCAGCTTGGAAAACAAACTGCGCAACAGCCAAGATCATGTGGTAATTTCAGATTGTAGATTTCCCAACGAAATTCGTGCTATCAAAAGTGCCGGCGGAAGAGTGATAAGAGTTGTGCGTGGGCCCGAGCCAGACTGGTATCAAGACGCTGTAAATGTAAATGCAGGCCGGGGAAACATGCAGTGGTTGCTGAGCACAGAGCGCCTAAAAACTCTGGGAATTCATGCCAGCGAAACCAGTTGGGTAGGCACCGACTTTGATGCAGTCCTAGACAACAACGACACCTTGGACAATTTGTATCAACAAGTCAAAATCCTGGTTACAAGTCCGGTTCAAGATCGCCGCGACGCCAAGTAATGTCACCGCGTTTTACTTCAACGCTACAGTTCAAACACACAGTTCTCAAATTACGTTGACTGCTGTTGGTCAAATCACCATCAATGTGAAACACAAATAACTGAGTGGTATAACGAGCCTTGAACCCGCATTTGTCACATGCGGGTTTTTTCTTGTACCCATCCAATTGCCATCGAGGCACAGGCGCCTTGTGTTTCCTCCCCCGTCGCTGACAAGCAGTACACATTGATCTGTAGTACACACGGTCATATTTGTGATAAGCCACAGCCCGGGGTTGTGTCCCGCACACTTTACAAAACGGTCTCATACGGTATTTAGCACACGGACCTACATATAGGTTGTTCAAACCAGGCGTTTTTGGCATTCGTCAATAAATATTAGAACTTGAAAAGGAATCCATTATGGCTCTAACATCACCTGGCGTAGAAGTAACAGTAATTGACGAAAGTCAATACGTACCTTCAGCTGTCAACACAGTACCTTACTTTTTGGTTGCCACGGCACAAAACAAAGTATCCAGTGACGGTATCACTGTGGCAGCAGGTACTCTGGCTGCCAATGCAAACAAAACTTATTTGATTACCAGTCAGCGCGACTTGGCTGCTACTTTTGGTGTGCCATTCTTCTATAACACCACAACTGGTACTCCTATCAATGGATATGAACTCAACGAATACGGTTTGCTGGCAGCGTACAGCGCTCTTGGTGTTACTAACCGCTGCTATGTACAGCGTGCAGACATTGATTTGACTGCGCTCACAGCTAGTTTGACACGCCCCCTGGGAACACCTCCCAACGGCTCTTATTGGGTGGATTCAGGACTGTCAACCTGGGGTCTTTTTGAGTGGAATGCAACCACTGCAAGTTTTGAACTGCAAACTCCAATTGTGATTACTGATGCAACTGATGTGGTCAATGCTGACGATACTGATCAAATTGCTGGTTGTACACCATTGGAAACCATTGGTAGCATTGGTGATTATGCTGTGACCATTGTGAACGAACATGCTTTTGTGTACTACAAAAAGTACGACAATACTTGGAACCAAGTTGGCAGCGATGGTTGGAAAACTTCATGGCCATCAGTGTCTGGTACCAATGCTGTAGTTGGTGCAGGATTGACCGTTGGTGCAAACATGATCATCAATGGCACAACTGTAACAGTGGGTGCTACAAACACCGTGGCAGGATTTGCTACTGCAATTAACAATGCTACCATCACTGGGGTCACAGCCAGAGCAGTAAACAATCGCTTGTACATTTATGCTAACAGTACCGCAGGCACAGACGGCTCTACATTGAACAGCGACGGTTTTATTGAAATTGTTGCTGGTCCTAACTTGGGCACTGCACTGTTGACTACACTGGGTATTTCTGCAAGTCAATATCCTGCACCACAGTATTTCCCGGGGTACAGCTATCAACAACCCAAGTGGATTTCTGGTGCCAATATTGACCCATTGAATGCTAGACCCACAGGTTCTATATGGCAAAACATGAGTACTGCCAACAATGGTTTGAACATTTCAGTCAAAAAATACAGTGCTGCATTGGGAGCATGGGTCACACAAACTTGCCCAGCTTATGTGGGCGATTCAACTGCAATTTACGGTCTTGACCCCACCGGCGGCGGCAAGAATATTCCTGTAGGCACGCTGTATGTTTCATACACTTCGTTCAACTGGGAAACCACCATCAGCACAGCAGCCTTTACTATTTTTGAACGATATGCATTTGGCCCAACTGTAATTGCCGGTACAACCACTCCAACAGGAAATGCATTTGGGGTAGGCGACGAGTTTACCATGAACTCTACACAACCTGGCACTGCCAGCAACATCTTTGCCACAGTGACCATAGGTGGAACTGGATCAGTGGCCGACTTTATTACTGCTGTATCGGCAGCTGGAAATCCTTATGTCACCGCCAGCGTAAACAGCGCCGGTAACATTGTGTTCACACACAGCGCAGGCGGCAGTATATTCCTTGAGGATCTAACTGGAGACGCAGTGGCCACAGCTGGTTTTGCTATTGGTGCACCAGATCAAGTTGGTCATGCTCAAACTGGTGACTCGTTAAGACTCAGTAACTTTGTGTCAACACCACTGTTTACCTACACAGCCAGCAACACTGCACCTGATTCAGATCCTGCAGACGGTCGTTTGTGGTATTACAGTGCGGTCGATCAGGCTGATATCATGATTCAAGATGATGGAAATTGGAAAGGTTATCAAAACGTTGTCAGCGATGTGCGCGGCTACGATTTGACCTTGACCAATGCGACCGGCCCAATTATTTCGGCCACAGCGCCCACCACACAAACTGATTTGGCAGAATCACCACTGCAATTTGGTGACTTGTGGATTGACACAAGTGATTTAGAAAATTATCCCAAGCTGTATCGCTGGCAACCACTTGGCAACTTGGATCAGTGGGTTGAAATTGATACTTCAGATCAAACCACTCAAAACGGTATCTTGTTTGCTGATGCTCGTTGGGCCACAAACGGCACAACCGACCCAGTCGCTGATCCCTTGCCAAGCATTGTGAGTTTGTTAACCAGCAATTATCTTGACCCTGACGCCCCCAACCCAGCCCTGTACCCACAAGGCACACTGCTGTTTAACACACGTCGTTCAGGATACAATGTGAAGTCTTTCCAAACCAATTACTTCACAAGTTCTGCTACAGACTACAGCATTGACACTTGGTCGTCTGGTTTAACATACGCAGTCAACGACTTTGTTACCTATGATTTTGGTATCTATGTGTGTGTACAGGCCACCACAGCCGGTATAGCACCAACCAATACTGCTTATTGGGATCTAATCAATCTCAATACATGGCTCAGCGCCAGCGGCAATAGAGCCAACGGAGCAATGTGGTCAGGCCGCCTGGCCCAACGTCAAATCATTGTGCAGGCACTGAAGTCAGGACTTGACACCAGTGTGACAGCACGCGAAGAGCAGACACAATACAACATTATTGCTACACCTGCTTATCCAGAGTTGACACCAAACATGATTGCACTCAGCAACGAGCGCAACAACACATTGTTTGTTGTGGGCGATACACCAATGCGTTTGGGACCAGATGGTACCAGCCTGGTGGCGTTTGCCACAAACAACAATGGATTGGGCCAACCCAACGAAGATGGCAACATCCTGACCAGCAATTATTGCGGCGTGTTCTATCCAAGTTGCACCACAACAGATCTAAGCGGCAACACAGTTGTACAACCCCCAAGCCACATGATGGTTCGCACAATCCTGCGCAGCGATGCTGCAAGCTATCCATGGTTGGCACCAGCTGGTACACGTCGTGGTGTTGTGGACAACGCAACAGCAATTGGTTATATTGATGCAGCCACAGGCGAATTCAATCAGATTGGTGTGAGCCAAGCTGTGCGTGACATTCTGTATGAGCGCAATATCAACCCAATTACGTTTATTCCTGGAATTGGTATCACCAACTTCGGTAACAAGACTAGTACCACAACAACCTCGGCCCTGGATCGCATCAACGTGGCACGACTGGTTGCGTTCTTGCGTGGTCGCCTGGAAGAAATTGGCAAACAATATCTGTTTGAACCCAATGATACAATTACACGTAATCAGATCACCAATAGTGTAAACAGTTTGATGATTGACTTGGTGGCCAAGCGAGCCTTGTACGATTACCTAGTTGTTTGTGACTTGAGCAACAACACTCCTGCACGTATTGACCGCAATGAATTGTGGGTAGACATTGCAATTGAACCAGTGAAAGCAGTGGAATTCATCTACATTCCGTTGCGTATCAAGAATACTGGAGCTATTGCTGCCGGACAATAACGAACAAGGGGGCCGATTTTTCGGTCTCCAGTTCAGGTAAATAAACATATAGGAGAAAAGACAAATGGCAAGCGCATCACTAAACAGAATGACAGTACCCTTAGCAAGCGATCAATCCGCTAGTGCTCAGGGCCTGTTGATGCCCAAACTCAAATATAGATTTAGAGTTTTGTTTGAAAATTTTGGAGTAAGTAACACCACAACAGAATTAACCAAACAAGTTGTCAGCGTGGCTAGACCAAATCTAACATTTGAAGAAATCGCATTACCAATTTACAACTCAACATTGAAACTGGCTGGACGTCACACATGGGCAGACATTGCTTGCTCAGTTCGTGATGATGCCTCAGGCAGCGTGATGACTCTAGTTGGCGAACAATTACAGAAGCAATTGGACTTCTTGGAACAAGCCAGTGCCGCAGCTGGTATTGACTACAAGTTTCTGACCACCATTCAAATTCTTGACGGCGGCAACGGCGCAGACACTCCTACTGTGCTTGAGCAGTGGGAATTGTATGGTTGCTACCTCAAAGGTGCTGACTATGGTGAATTGAATTATGGCACCAACGAAGGTGTCACAATCAACATGACCATTGCTTATGATAATGCTGCACAAACCAGGACTTCAGTTAACGAGGGTGGTGTTGGTAGCATTGCCAGCGGACTCGGACGCACAGTTGGTGGCGCAGTAACAGGTGTTGGCACAGGCGCCTAAGGGCTAGGCAATGCCAACATTTGGTCAGCAATTCTGGCAAGGATTTACTAACGTCAATGCTTTGCGTGACTACACTCACGCAAGCAAAGTCTTTACCCCAAACTCATTTGAACTAAAACCCAGATACAAGTTTCTCTTTCATGTGAGTTTTACAATCAACAATGAAATTCCAGGGTTGAGTGGGTATCTAGCTGCCAACAATCAAACACAATTGAGCTACGTGGTCAAGACTGTGGACTTGCCCAAGTTTACCATCAACAACGAAACTCTAAATCAATACAATCGCAAACGTGTGGTTCAAACCAAGATCAACTATGATCCTGTAGTATTGACATTTCACGATGACGGTGGCGACAATGTGCGTAAAATGTGGTATGCCTACTACAATTACTACTACAAGGATGCCGCACAACAATATCTGCAACCCAGTCCCACCAACGGCAGTCTTGGTGAAAGTGCCAACAAAGTCACTGGATTTGGTTACAATGCCAAGGACATCTACAGCAATCAACGCATAGGCGATGTCAACGACTGGGGCTACATCGGCGAATCCTACAATGATGGCACCAGCAGTGCATCAGGCAAACCTCCGTTTTTCCGAGACATTCAAATCACCGGGTTTGACCAACACAAGACAGCTACCTATGTGTTGATCAACCCCTTGATCACCAACTGGAGTCATGATCAGTATTCCTATTCAGAAGGCTCGGGCATAATGCAAAACACCATGACCATTGCCTACGAAACTGTGAAGTACTATGCAGGTGCAGTGGGTCAACCAAGACCAGATCAAAACGTCAGAGGCTTTGCTGATCCAAGTCACTATGATCAAACCCTGAGTCCAATTTCAAGACCTGGCAGTCGTGCCAACTTCATGGGACAAGGTGGCTTGCTGGATGCAGCCGGAGGTATCATAGAAGATTTGACCGCTGGTGGGCCAATGGGTCTGATCGGTGCTGCGCAAAAAGCCGGCACAGCCTACAATACTTTCAAGGGCAAAAATTTAAAGAGCATTGCTGTGAACGAAGCAGTGTCTCTGGGCAATCAAGTAATCAAAGGTGCCGTGCCTGCGGCCATGCGCCAAGTTCCAGGTCGCGCCAGTGGTATGTATTATCCCACCCCACAGAACCCCCCAACTAACTAATTGATTATGAGCAGTATAAATTACACCAACTACAACATTGATCAAACAGTTCGGGTTTTTGACACGTTCTATGACTACGACGTTGACATTCCTGTGGGCGACTATGACGTAGTCAACAGCTATTTCAAGTCAGTGATGACCACAAAACAAGCCGCTGACAACTTCACGGTGAGCCTGTTCAAGGTTGCGCAAGACACAAAAATACCACCCTTGGAATTGCTCAAAGTGTTTCAAGCCAGTGGTGAACAACTGGACTTGAACATCAACATGGCCTATTATCTCAACAGCATTAGAAGCCGCGCTACACTGTTGGGCGTGGGCATTCCTGTTGTGCCAAACTTTTATCCGGCTAGAAACGTTGTGCAATAATGGCCAAGTGGGCACAGGGCACATACACCGTGGTCAATCGCGCCAAGTATGTGGGCAAGGGAGACCCAAGATATCGGTCGGGCTGGGAGTTCAGTTTCATGAAGTTCTGCGACAGCAACGACAATGTGTTGCAGTGGGCCAGTGAAGCTGTACAGATACCCTACAGACATCCATTAACTGGCAAGCAAACAATATACGTGCCAGATTTTTTGATAACTTATCGCACCAGAAACAACCAGGTGCGAGCTGAATTGATCGAAATCAAACCCAAAAAACAAAGTGTAGTGGAAAGCAAAATGAGCAGTCGAGACCGTGCTGTGGTTGCTATCAATTACGCCAAGTGGGACGCAGCAACCCGGTGGTGCAAACGCCAAGGCCTGATGTTCAGAGTAATCACCGAACAAGACATGTTTCACAACGGTCGAGCATGAGCCACTAAATATGGCATGACCAAAAAATTAGAAGAGCTTTTCGATCTTCCCATCACTGCTGAACAAGTAGATTCCAGCATACCCGCGCTACCCACCAACAGACAAACCCTGCAAGCCATTGACGAGGCCATTGACAAAGTTGATGGCGCATTGCCTGCTGTGCGTGGTCTTGAAGCGTCAGACACAGAAATGGACGAATTAAGCGATCTAGCAAAAAACAGTTACCGAGATCTCATGGACCTGGGCATGCAAGTCGACAGCAGATTTGCCAGTGAAATTTTTAGTGTGGCCAGTAATATGTTGGGCCATGCCATCACAGCTAAAACAGCCAAACTGGACAAGAAACTCAAAATGATCGATCTGCAAATGAAGAAAATGCGCCTGGATCAACAACAACAAGCACTAGATGCCAAGGATCCCGATGCCGCAATAGCAGCAGAGACAGCACACGGAGTGGTGTTGAGTCGCAATGACTTGCTGGAACGCATTATTGGTAAAAGCCAAAACACGCAAAAAGAATAAATAGTTAACAGGATATCAAACATGAAACCATTTGCAAAATACCTAGCCGAAAGCGAACGTACATACAACTATCGTATCAAAGTAGTTGGCGATGTGCCTGAGGGCTTTTTCAAGGAACTCAAGGAAAAGTGTGCGCAATTTGACGTTGTCAAAATGAGTGACCCCAAGAGCACCCCGGTGCGCAAAGTGATCCCGGACTTCCCAGCATTTCCCAATCAGCCCATGAAGATTGTGGATGTGGAATTCAAGTATCCGGCCATTGAGCCACAAATCAAACAACTGGCACAGTTGTTGAAACTGGATCCAAATCGCATTGTGATGATGGCCACACCATATGAAGAAAGTCTTGATATTGAAAACAACAAGATTGAAGATGAGAACAAAGACTTGTTGGACTCACCTTATCCTGCGCCAGACGCTCAACAAAAAGCCTTGAGCAAAGACTATGCTACCGGTCCTTATGATCATGCTGTGCTGAAGAACGCATATCGTACCAATTTCACCATTGCAGGAGAGAAAACACCTCCTGCCAAGACCACAAACGAATTGCCACAGGGCGACACAAGCCCCATGACCAACGTCAAGCGTCCACCCAAGCCAGCTACTGGCCGTAACCCAAGAGGATAATTCAAATGACATTTTTTTACGACTTAAACAAAAAGCTGGACAGTATTCGCGAGAAGCCAGAGACCACACACAAGCAGTTGAATGAGCGTGACGAAGGCAAGCCAGGCAAGAACTTTGCCAAGATTGCCAATGATGCAGGCGAGCGTTATGGCAGCAAGGCCGCCGGCGAACGTGTGGCTGGTGCAGTACGCAACAAACTCAAGGCTCAAGGCAAGTTAGAAGAAGGCGACATGGACGAATCAGCATTCCAAGCTGCTATTGGCAAAAAGAAATACGGCGCTGACGGTATGAAAGCGTTGCAAAAGGCCGGACGTGAAGGTGCCAGCAAGGCAACCATGGCTCGTATTCGTGACAAGCATGATCAGTATGACGAAGGCATTGAAGATCGAATTGGCGATCTAGATATGACCAACCCAGTTAATCAACCAGCATATCAACGCAAAGCCGCTGCTCAAGGCGGAAACAAAGTCAGCAAACCACCAATTATTGGAAACAGACGCGAAGGTTATCCTCGAATGTCAGGTGGCGGGGAAGTAGCCCCAATGCCAAAGAGCAGGGAAGGTTATCCTCGATTCTCTGGCGGCGGTGGCTACACTGGCAAAGGAGTCAAAGAAGAAGATTCTGCCGTAATGACTCCTAAGCAAAAATCATTCGCTAAACTTGCACCTCCTGTAGACAAGATCACTTTTGCTGACAAAATTGCCGGCGCCAAAAAAGAAGTTGACGAAATGCTGGGCGACGTTGCTGCTGAAGCAATGAAGTCAGCGCTGAAAGGCGGTCAGAAGAAGCTTGACAAAAACGACAACGGCCGACTAGACGCCAATGATTTTGCTATGTTGCGTGCTGGCAAAAAGCACTCAGTGAAAGAAGACGACAGCAGCATCAGAGACGATTTGGCGCATGAAATTCAAATGATTTTGGATAGTGCATTAGGTGGTCTAGACCAAACAGATCATATCATTGATGAGTTGGGAGACATACAACAAGCTGTTGAACAGTCAGGCGATTCAGTAGCTATGCAAGCCCTTCAGATCATGAGTAGTGGAATTGATGAAGGCGCGAAAAAACAAATCAGGCTTGCTCGCAAAGCATTGAGTCTGCTCAAGGGCAAGCAAGAAACCGACGAAGGTTGGGACGACATGCTCAAAGCTGGTGAGGAGCGTAGACACTCAGGCATGAAGCCTGGTGAAAAAACTCAAGGCCACAAAGGCGAAATTGAAAGAACAGCCACTGGCATCCGTCACACACGTCGTTACGATCCCAAGACAGGCGAAACTGATGCTGGAGATGATGTTCCAGCTCAGGGCGAAAAGCGCGGCCGTGGACGACCAAAAGGCAGCAAAGCAGCCATTGGCGCCAAAGGCCCCAGCGGTAAGAGCAAGTTAATGACTCGCGAAAGCAGTCAACAAGAGTTGGATGAAGCCATTGCCAGGCTAGAAGCTGCTGGCTACACTGTTGAGAAAGCACCCCCAGGTGCCAAGGCAGAACGCATGGTAAAACACATCAAGGCAGGATATGCTGATGATGGCAAAATTACAGATCGTGAAAGAGGCATTGCCTATGCCACTGCTTGGAAAGCCAAGAAAGCCGGCAAGGTTGAAGAAGAAAGCGACGAACAGCGTGACGAAAAAGCTGAAAAAGCTGGACGCCGTGTAGCCAAAGACATCGAGTACGATGAAAAAGTCAAAGACAAAATCCATGGCAAAAAGCGTGGCAGCGAAGATGACACAGCTGAAAAAGCCGGCAAGAAAGTCACCAAAGACATCGAGTACGACGAAAAGAAAAAGAAAGTCAAAGAACAAGGCGGCGCAGAAACCCCCACGGCGTCAAGTGGCTTCAGCTTTGGCAAAGGCATTTATGACTCAATGAATCGTGAACTAGAAAGCATGATTGCTGAGAGCATGAACATTAGCATGAACATGAACACAGATGCCAATGGTGGCCCGAGCCGGAGCCTGACAGTTACAGCCACCGATGACGATGCATTGAAACTGGGCGCATTGTTGAAAAACGCAGGCCTAGGCGGACATGACATGGGCGGTGCTGCAGAAGTAGAAGTACACGGTGCAGAAGACATTGCTGATCGAATTCGTCAAGCCTTGGGCAGCGAGCATGGCTCAGAAGAAGTGTGCGCAGATTGCGGACATGCTGACTGTGAATGCGATCATGAAGAGATGAGCGAAGCCTACGGCGACACAGCCGTGGATGAAAACAACCCTGACTTCCCTTCCAATACCGAGTACAACACCGATGCATTGCAATATGCAGGCGGCCTAAACAAGCCCAAGACTGATGTTGCTGGTGACGGTCAAACAACCATCCCCAACACAGCAGTACACACTCAATCTGAGGACGACTTGCGTCGCTTGCGCGAGATGGCTGGTGTGAATCGCAGCAACAGACTTGACGAAGGTCTCATTAATAAACTTAAAGATTTTCTGGTGCCAAAACTAATGAAGTTGTTGGGTCCAGACGCAGAAAGTGTTGCTAATGCAGTTAGACAAGCCACCGGTGGCGATCTTACTCCCAGCAAAGAAAATGCCATGAAGGTAGTACAAGCCCTGGGGATCAACAAAGCAGCCGGCCAAGATCAATCACAAATGGCCGAAGGCATTGCTGGTAACTGGCAAGGTAAACTGATTCAATCCTTGTACACATTGGGTCTACTTGGTTCAGCAGGTGCTGCAATGTCCCTGGGTGGCACAGTAGGCGGCAATTTTGCGGGTGTTATAGGCATATTGCTGTTGATGTTTGCTAACACATTCTTTGGCGAAGCACCTGGACAAGTTGGAGCTATGGGTAAGTTTGGTAACAAAGGAACCAGTGCCCCACAAGGCTTAGACATTCACGGCATGCCTGTTAGAAACATGAACGTGGACGAAAGCGATGATCTTGCTCGCATGATGGAAATGGCCGGCGTCAAGAAAAAAGCTGTTGATGAAGAAAAAACTGACGAAGGCAACAAGTTAACTGGCGGCCTAGCTGATGACGATATCAAAGTTGGTGAAAAGATTCCAGGTACCAATGTTATTAAGAAAAAAGACATTGACGAAGGCATTCTTGCTTCTACTGCCAATCTCTGGAAAGAATACAAAGGCCAATACGGAGTTTAATATGAGCTATCAACCTTACAATACTCCACTAACAACACCACCTGTGCAAAATCCGCACAGCCCTGCCACCAACGGATACAAACAGCAACCTGTTGATATCCCTGGGGTACTACATCAATCACGCCAACTGTATCAACCTGTGGTGAGTGAAACGCCCAAGGAGAGCAAGTAATGCCTGCCGTTCAAGTTGTAAATTCCACAGGCAACGTTGCATGGACCACAGACAAAGTGGAAATTGCAACCACAGCCGCCACAGTTACATTTCAAGTTAGTTTGACACAAACTCAATACATACAGGCCAATGGTGTTCCTGTAAATACCAGTATGCCAACTGGCAACTTGTATGCCAACGCTATTGTAGTACCAGGTAACACTGTACAACAGTACTATGTTGGTGCAGGAAACTACTTGAATATCGTGTCTGGATCTGGATTTAGTGCCACGGCTCTGGGCACAGCAAGTTCAGCCACTGCTGGCGTCTACGGTTCGACTTCAAGCTGATATGCGAGCACACGAATTCATTGCTGAAGGCAGCCGACCCGGTCGCCGCGCTGAAGCCAGCCACGAATTTGATGTTGCTCACCCTGGTTTGGTTGGTCCTCCAGCTGCTGGTGACACTTATTGGGGACGGTACTATGATTTTTATCGCGTGTCCAGCTTGGCAGGCATGGACCTTGAGCAACTTGAAAGCGCCGACGACATCAGCTTCTTTGGCAACCTACCGGTGTTTAGTGCATACACCGAATACGATCGTCGCAAACTCATTGCCATAATGAAAAAGCTGGGCATGAAACCGCAAGAGCATGTCAAGCCTGGCAGTCACGAGCCAGATTATGTAAACAAAGCAAGCCCACTGCCGGCATTCAAAGGTTACAAAAAGTAATCATGTGTGTAATACTTGCCAAATACTTTGACGGTATTGGCTGGGCCGGTGCCAAAAATCGAGACCGGAACTACACACCAGCCCTGGACTTCATTGAAGATACTGCCCACGGTGTGGATCGCATGATGATGCATGATCAAGTCACTGGTTATCGAGAAGGCATCAACAGTCGCGGCATCAGTATACTGAACACCAGCCTGGACGTGGGCGATGACGAAAGCGAAGTTGAAGCCGGAACTGCTAACACCAGTCCTGATGGCAAAATCATTGCCGAAGCATTGAGTCACGGCTCGATTCAAGATGCTGTCAAAGTCTTGATCAAACACAAACTGGGCGGCTGTACCATGGTATTTGATCAGGACGATCTTTACTTGATCGAAGCCAGCGACTGGGACGGCACCCGGCCCTTCAAGTACGTGGTCAAACAGATACCAAAAAACAAAATGATTGCCAGAACCAACCATGGCATGTGGTTGCAGGATGCAGGCTATCAACGTGATCCCTCAAACAAAAGTCACACACTCAGCAGAATCAGCAGCGAATCCAGATTGGCCTTGGCCGAAGCTGTGGTAAAAACTGCGCAAAAACCCGAAGATTTGGTAGACGGCATGTGTCAAGTCTACATCAACGATCCTCAGCTAAATATAATGAGAACCAGTACAGAGCGTAAAAAAATGCGCACCACCAGTCAGCAACTGTGTGTGCCCCAAGAACGAACACTGTACTGTAGACCGGTCAGCAGCCATTTAGAGTTTGATTTCTGGAACTTGAACAAGCCAGAAAACAATGTTTGGGTAGAGATACTGAGCAATCGAGCACTGTGGCAAAACACCCGGGGAAATCCCCCGTTTGGTCACATGAATATGAGGGATGTATGAGAGCACGTGAGTTTGTGATGGAAGTCAAGTATGGTGCAGCCGAGGATGTTCCTGCGGATGCCAAGAAGCTGCCTAAATCTCACGCCAGCGCCATCAAGGGAGCCATCAGCATGCCCGATATCAGCCAAACCAAACAAGGCGGCAGTCCCTATACCCAATGGCGCTTTGGTATTGCCATGGCCGGTGCACCTGACTACCCCACACCAGCTGCCGGAGCATTTGCCGGTGACCCGCTGTTGGCAACCTACAGCGATGCTGATTTAAAAATTATCAACAGCGCAGCAAAATCAGTAGGCGCCGGCGAAGTTAAAAAATTAACTGACAACCGCAGTACCGAGGCTGAACATGTACACAAAGCAAGTCCAGTGAAAGCATTTGGAGGATACAAGTGAGAGCCCGAGAATTTATTACTGAACAAAGAGAGCTGCCGCCTGAGTCTCGAGATCCCATGCGTGATACTTATATCCTGCCAGGTCTGAGTTCATCTGACCCTTATCGCAGCTATAGATTTGGCGTGGCCATGGCCCGAGCCCGAAGTGAATATCGCAAGGACAATGTTAACCCGCATATATTGCCTTGGTCAGCAGAAACTGCATTTGGTGAACATGCAATTGTTGCTGGTTTTAATCATGGGGTGGCTGACATTATTGATGCGGCCCTGGAAATGACCGACACCCCGGGTGGCAAACAGGCGGTATCCAGTTTGCCCAGTGCAGAACCTGATTTTGTTGAGACACAAAGCCCGCTAAATAGTTTCAAAGGATATTAAAATGAGAGCCTCCGAAATACTACGCAAACTTGCTGATGTGATTGATGCAAAGTCTGCCCCCGCGCCCACACAACAATCCAGTCAAGAACCAGCCGCTGGAGGAGATGAGTTGATTCCCACTCCGTATGGTACATTTCTACCACCACTACAAGGCAAGTTTGAATTGCTGAAAAAGGCAGTTGGTGTAGATAACGTGTACGATGAAAACGTAGGCAACGTGTCTGACGATCCTGAAGCATCAAATCACAAAGTCACACCTATGAGCCCTGAAGAGTCTGAAGCATTGGCTCGCATGAAAAAAGCCGCGGGCGTGAATGCATTAATCACTAGCGAACTCAGCGACGACGAACCGTTTGACGGTTAAGGAGTCTGCGATGAGTTTTATCCAGAATCTTTTTACCAGTAGAGACAACAACGCCCAAGGCAATACCTTTGTGGGCCAACAGGATCGTATCTGGTGGAATCCGGATACCAATGCGTTTTATTACAGTGACGGCAACACCGCTGGTGGTATTTTAATCACAGGTGGCTCATCAGGCAATGGCACTGTGGGTGGAACAAACACACAGGTTCAGTTCAACAATGCCGGCAATTTTGCTGGCGACCCAAACTTTACATTCAATTCAGCAAACTCCACACTGAGCATCACCAATATTGTTACCACCAACCCCATTGTGGGCGGTGCTGGCGGCTCAAACACACAAGTGTTGTTCAACGATGGTGGCAATATTGCTGGTAATGCTCAGTTCACATTCAACAAGGCTTCAAACACACTAACACTAACAGGATCGGCTCAGCTGGGCAATATATATCCTGTGGCCAACAACACAGCAAACATTGGCAGTGCCACCCAGCGTTTTTATGACTTGTGGCTGGGTTCCGGCAACATCAACCTAATTGATGACACACTCAACATCAATCAAGAGATCAATGCAGTCAACGGCAATCTTGTGATCTCTGGGGGCAACGGGCTGGTGTTTGGCCAGTTTGCCATGTACGGCAACACCATCAAAACAATCAACCCCGCGGCCAACATCAACCTTGGTGTTCCTGGGGACACTGGCTATGTGGACATTGAACGGCCAATAGCCATTAACTCCACTGGAGGCGGAGCACCTGCGTTTGTGGTTGAACAAAATGGCACGGTGGAAATTTTCAACGCCAATGCCGCTGCCAATACTTCTGGTGCCTTGAACATAGTGGGGTCACTTGATCGATCTTATCAAAACGTAACCAATTCGGGTGGTATGATACATATTACCGGTCCTGACAATTCAGCAGCCCGCATCACAGTGGATGCCTATGGCACTCAGGGTGGTGTTGGCTCACCAGCTGTGTTGGTGTTTAGATCAGCCAGAGGCAACTCCAATACTCCCACTGCCACACAGGCCAACGATACCTTGGCCCGTATATCCGCAGTAGGCTGGGGCAATACACCTGGATTTGGAGCTGGTGCTGGCCTGGCAGCCACAGCCGTAGAATTTGTAGCGTTAGAAACATTTACACCCACAGCACAAGGCACCAAGATCACATTCAACACAGCCAACATAGGAGCCAATGTTCGCAGTGTCAGTGCCACCATACAGGCCAATGGCGTCAGCTTTCTTAACAATTCCATAGCCAACTCAGGCATAACCTTCCGCGATGGCACATTCCAAAACACAGCTTATTTGTCAACCAATGTGGTCAACAGTCTCACAGCCGGCGCAGGCATTGGCCTAAGTGCTTCAACTGGTAACATTACCATACAAAACACCGGTGTACTTGGGGTAAACGGAACCACAAATCAAATCAACGTGGGCAACGTGGGCAACGTGCTCACACTGAGTTTGCCGCAGAATTTGAATACCACAGCCAACGTGCAATTGTATTCGTTGACAGTACAAGACCTTATAGTATTGGGCAATATATCCAACGTTATTCCTTCGGTTGTGGGCGGCAACATCATATATGTGGCCAACACAGCCACCAATATTTCAAGTCTCAACAACAGTGGTCTGGTCACAGGTAACATTGGTAACTCGGCCTATGCCGGCATCTTGTACAACAGCACCAGCAACACCTGGGTCATGGACATTGGTAATTCAGTAGGTATCACCAGCGACACTATCTACACTGGCAATGTTTTTGCCAACGGCAACATACACTTGGGCAACACTGCTGCAGGCGGATACGATTTCCCCAATGCACTATTGCAAGGCGATACCAACATAGATGGCTATGGCCAAATGGTGCTGAAAAATCACTCACAAACTGCCAACTCCAGTGCAGACATTGTGGCAGTGGCCAACAACGGTGATGACAGCAGTTACTACATTGACATGGGCATCAACTCCAACGTATACGCCAATGCCGACTATGCTGTAACAGGATTCAACGATGGTTATTTGTATGTGAATGGCGGCAATCTTGTAATCGGTACACAAACTGCTGCCAAAGTCATCAACTTCTTCACCGGAGGCACAGATGACATAAACAACATTCGTGGTACCATAAACGACACAGGCTTGAGCATGGTAGGCAACGTCACTGCCAACAACATGATCAGTGTAAACGCCACCATAGGCGGCATTGTGAGTGCTATAGGTAATATCACAGGTGGCAATTTAAATATTCCTGCTGGCATAATCAGTGCCAGCGGCAACCTTACCGCTCTCAATGTCAATACCACTATTGTGAGTGCCACAGGCAACATTGTTGGTGGCAATATCAGAACCGCAGGCAGTGTAACTGCCACTGGTAACATCACAGGTGGTAATCTAGTAACCACAGGATTTGCCAATGTTGGCAATATCACCACTGCCAACATCACAGCTGGTAACATTACATCAGGTATTATTTCTACCACAGGCAACATCAGTGGTCCCAACATCACAGCAACCATATTGAGTGTGAGTGCAGCCCTGAACGTGACCGGCAACATCAATGGCGGTAACTTGTTGACAGCAGGTTTGATTTCAACCACCGGAAATGTTACTGCTAATTATTTCTTTGGCAACGGATCGCAGCTGACTGGTATTACTACTGCCAGAATTGCCAATGGCACAAGCGAAGTCAACTTGCCTATATCCTCGGGCAATGCCAACATTACCATTGGCGGAACTTCAAACGTAGCTGTGTTCTCAACCACAGGCGAATACATTACGGGTTTACTCAGTGCCACAGGCAATATCACCGGCAACTACTTTATAGGCAATGGATCAGCACTAACTGGAATTAATGCCTTTGGCAATATATTTGCCAACGGTACAGCAGTGTTGGCCACTACTGGATCATCCGCGCTCACAGTGACTCCAGGCAACAATCAAGTGATCACTGGCAACAACACCAGCAAGACCTTGACCATTGCCGTGAATGATAATCCTTTGTTTGGTAATGTCAGTGTCACTGGAAACATCACAGTCAACGGTAACATTCTTACTGCCAATACCACTTATTTGGCCAACGTAGGCAACATCTTGTTCTCAAACATAGCACCATTACCTACTGCACAACCGGGTGTGATGGAGTATGATGGTCGCGTGTTATATTTTACTCCACAAGATCAAGAACGCGGTGTAGTTCCCAATCAACAATGGTATGTGCTCAACACAGATCGCGGACTGACCTATGCATCAACCACGCCACAGAGCTTGTTTGGGGTGGGCGCTCATGTCAGTAACAGCACTAGATATTGGTTCCGTATCAAAGCCACTGTGAGTCGTGCCACAGGCACAAACAACACAGCCTTTACCTTGGGCTGGCGCGGCACAGCAACACCTGGCACAATAACTTATCTAGTAGACAGTAGCATTGGTACAGTATCCACCGTCAAAGCCGCTTCTCAGTATGAAGCTGAACTGGTGGCAAACTTTACCAATCAAATAGCCGTGACCGCCACCAGTAACCCACCTGACAGTACCACAGTGGTCATAACTGGCATAATTGACGTAGGGGCCGCCGGCGTTGGTTATCTTGATCCCTACATTTCCTGGACCGGTGCTGCCGCACCTGGATCAGTAACAGTTGAGTCCCTTAGCAGTTTCCAGATCTACCCCATAGGAGTAACAGGTGCCAACACCAGTGTAGGAAACTGGGCATAATAATTTTACAGAAAAACAAAATGAAACAACTACTCATAATTTTACTATTCACACCGTTACTGGCCTGGGCACAAAAAACACCGCAAGGGGCAACCTATGACGCACAGATTGTTCGCATCAATGACGGCGACACTGTGGTCATAGCAGCACCGTTTTTACCTGCTCCGCTCAAGCCAGAACTGGCCGTTAGAATCTTTGGCGTGGACACACCTGAAAAAGGACACAGAGCACAGTGCCCTCAAGAGGACGCTAGAGGCCGAGCCGCCACCGAGTTCACTAAGGGTGCAATTGCAGCCAGCCAAAAACGACAGGTCACGCTTTATGCCTGGGACAAGTTCGGTGGTCGTGTCTTGGGTGATATCATTCTAGACGGACGTAGTTTGCGTCAAGGACTCATTGCCAATGGATTTGCACGCGAATACTATGGCGACGCCAAAACATCCTGGTGTAATTAAAACACCCGTAAATACGGGATGACGAATTTTTACTGTGCGGCCCCATGGCGTGGGCTGCATATCAATCCACAAGGCAATGTCAAAACATGTTGTGCTGGCAACCCCGACATGCTGGGAAATCTCAATTCAAACGACATTGAAGAAATATTGAATTGTGACGCCATGAAGGAAATACGCCACAGCATAGCACAAGGCGTGGCACCCAAATATTGCTCAAACTGTGTAAAAGCCGAACGTTTTGGCGCTGACTCAGAACGTGCCTGGCACAATAGTGTGAACCCCAACTTTGATTATACCACCGCAGGAGATCAGTATCATTATCCCGTGATCTTTGATGTACGATGGAACACCACTTGTAATCTCAGTTGTAATTACTGTGGGCCCAGTTGTTCCAGTAAATGGGCCAGTATCAAAAATCTACAGTTCCGATCAGGTACAAAACCTTACTACGAACAAGTGTGTGACTTTCTTGATCAACACCGTGAACACATACACGAAGTTGCCATGGTGGGCGGCGAGCCATTGCTGTTACCCGAAAACGAACGATTGTTGGACGTCATACCTGAATCTGCTGTTGTTACTTTGATCACAAACATGTCAGTAGATTTACAAAAAAATCGTGTATTTCAAAAACTTGCCCGTCGCCGCAATGTAGGCTGGTCAATGAGTTTTGATAATATCGGCGATAGATTTGAATATGTGCGTCACGGTGCTGATTGGCAGTTGTTACAGGACAACTTGCAGACAGTTAAATATCTCATGCAAAACAACGGACATTGGGGAGGTATACACGCAGTGTACAACATTTACAGTGCCACACGTGTCTGTGAGTTTAGGCAGTTTGCTCATGATACTGGCACCACAGTGTTGTGGCAAAATTTATTTCAGCCTAATTATCTTGACCCGTTTTTGCTTGGTACCCAAGTGGCCAAACTAGCCAGTGATGAAATTAATCAATTTTATGAAATGGGTATTGCTACACCCATGGAGCGGCAATTTTTTGATCATGCATTAGAAAAATACAAACAAGTAAAAGACAATAATTGGGCATCAATACAATTTCAAAAACACATACAAGATAACGAAACAATATTCCATCCCAGCAAGGCCGGGGAGTTTGCACGTTTGTGGCCGGAGTTGGCAGCATGATTGGATCCAAAGGAACACTAGACACTGTGCTGGTCAAGGCACCGCACCGTAAGGAAACCTTCACTGAACAAGAACTAGAAGAATTTGCCCGTTGCGCTGATCCTGTCAACGGTCCTATGTACTTCTTGGACAATTTTTTCTACATTCAGCATCCCACACGTGGCAAGATGCTGTACCATCCTTTTGAATATCAAAAACGCCTGATTGAAAATTACCACAACAATCGGTTTAGTATTTCTTTGATGCCACGACAAACAGGCAAGTCAACTTCGGCAGCCGGTTACCTGTTGTGGTATGCCATGTTTGTTCCAGACTCAACAATTCTTATTGCTGCACACAAGTATCTTGGCGCACAAGAAATCATGCAGCGCATTCGCTATGCGTATGAGTTGTGTCCCAATCATATCAGAGCCGGTGCCACCAGCTACAACAAAGGCAGTTTGGAATTTGACAACGGATCACGTATTGTATCGCAGACCACAACTGAAAACACTGGTCGTGGTATGAGTATTACCTTGTTGTATCTGGACGAATTTGCGTTTGTACGGCCCACGATTGCCAAAGAGTTCTGGACTTCTATTACACCCACACTGAGCACTGGTGGTAAGGCAATTATTACCAGTACTCCAAACAGTGATGAGGATCAATTTGCCTATATCTGGAAGGGCGCCAACAAGATTGAAGATGAATATGGGAACCTTAGACCCAACGGACTTGGCATCAATGGGTTCAAGGCATTCCGTGCATTTTGGCGAGAACATCCCGAACGCGATGAACAGTGGGCTGATGAGCAACGAGCACAGCTTGGTGATGAACGTTTTCGCAGAGAAATGGACTGCGAGTTTGTTATCAATGATGAAACCTTGATCTCACCAATAAAATTACTGGAGCTTGAAGGCATAGAGCCTATGCGCAAAACTGGGCAAGTTCGCTGGTACAAAGCAATTGACCCAGAAAAAATGTATATTGTTGCTCTAGATCCCAGCCTGGGCACCGGTGGCGATCCCTCGGCTCTACAAGTGTTTGAAGCTGAAACCACACAGCAGGTAGCTGAGTGGCGCCACAACAGAACCGACATTCCCACGCAGGTAAAAATACTAGCCGACGTGGTCAAAGAAATACACTCAGTTATCAAAGACAACAAGCGCATTTACTATTCTGTTGAAAACAATACCCTGGGCGAAGCAGCATTGATTTCCATTGCAGAGTACGGCGAGGAAAATATTCCAGGATATTTTCTCAGCGACAACTCGGTGGTGGGCACAACTGGGCGCAGATTTCGCAAGGGATTCAACACCACAAACAAAGCCAAATTAACCGCTTGCAACAAGTTCAAAATTTTAGTGGAATCGGGCCGCATGAAAATCCACTCAAAACCCTTGCTCAGCGAACTCAAAACTTTTGTGGCCAACGGAGCCAGTTACGCTGCAAAGATTGGGGAAACTGATGACTTGGTCATGGCCAGCTTGTTGGTAACTAGAATGCTGATTTTGTTGCAAAGTTATCACACTGAACTAGATGTGCACCTCAAAGATCACTCGGACAACATCATTGAGCCTCTTCCGTTCATTTCAATAATGCGCTAAATATACTACCATGGCTACAATCAATTCTTTATCCCAACAACTGCTTGACATGTTGGTTACACGCAATTTTCATCCTGAAATGCTGGATCGCACCGGAAAACCTGCAGATGTAGAAGATGCAAAAACTTTCACATTCGACTATGTTTCCAACACAGGCAAAAACTACGGAACCATGGTCATTGTGCTGGCCCCCGACGACGAACTAAAAATCATGTACGGCGACAATCTTGGACGTACCATGGAAGGCGATGACAAAGACGAGTTTTTTGATTTTATACAACACATAAATCACAAAGCCACACAAAACCGCTGGACACACAGCACAGCAGATATCAGTCAACTCAAATACACCATGCAAGGCATGGCAGCCATACAAGAAGGCCTGTTTGAAGGCTACTACGGTACTCGCAAAGTCAGCTATGCTGGCGAACCCACTCAAGCACGACTGCGCATAGTTCATAGCCAGCCCCTGGGCGAAAATGACGCACGTTATCGTCACATTGATCGGATGTTTATCGAAACTGCCGAGGGTGAGTGTTTCAAATTGGGATTCAAAAGTTTATCAGGCGCTCGGGCCATGCTGGAACATGTGCGCCAAGGCGGCAAGCCCTACGACATTCGCGGCTGTCACATCACAGAAACAGTAAATGAAATTGCTGTACTCAGTCGCTTCAACCGTGCCAGCGCCAGCCGTATTCTAGAAGGCGTCACGCAGCAATTGGTAACCGAAGCACAACAATACTACCAAAGCCTGCGCGAGAATCTCAAGTACCTAGCCACAGCTCGTGGGTATACCAAATACTTTGAGTCTTGGCATCCAGCCACAATCACAGAACAAGAAGGTGTTGTAGACAACATCAAAACTCTGTTTATCGAGCAGAGTATCGACAGTCGCATTGAAGCGGCACTACCACTGCTGGCCAAGATACAGCAAAAAGGACAAGAAATGAAAGAAGTAGAAATTTTTGAAAACTGGATCAACAACCTCAGTGAAGGCACCTGGTCATTACCCGAAACTCCTGAACAGTTAGACAAACTAAAAACACTCATGACCAAGGAGTTGATTGTTGGGCCCGACGCTACCAATGCCACCGAACAACTTTATGACCTAATTGGCGACGATGAGCTGTTTGATCGACTGCAAGAACTGGCTTCTCGTGATCCCAGAGCCAATGCCTGGAACGACACAGAAGTCATGGCCCGCATCAAGGAACTGGGCATCGAAATGCCAGAGCCCACAGCACCTGGTAACCCAGCTGAACCCGAAACCGGTGCAACAGCACCTGTGGCAGCCCAGGTTCCTCCCAACCCTGCTCCACAACAGCCGGTGGCAGAAGAAATCAATGCCATGCGTCGAGCCGCAGGCCTGCCTGTGGTCGAAGGCCGTATGCTAGATGAAAGTGGCGAAGCACTTGAGCATGTTTTGGATCGGTTCAAACACGAAGTTAGAAATTTTGAACAATCCGGCGAGCTAGACGACAATCTGTATGATGCCTTGTTTGATTATTATTCCAGCACAGGTGAAATGCCCTATGGTGTAGCAAAAGCCCGCACAGGCGACCCACACAATTGGATTAGTGACCGATTGGGACAAAAACTTGGTGTCACAGAAAATCTTATTGCTCCCATGGCCATGCCAGTAACTACCGAAAGTGGCTCATGCAACATGACCATGGAAGGCGAGTATTGCCCCGAACACGGGCTTGCTGAATGTGGTTACATGGAAACAGCAGGTGACATGGGCTCTGGAGACATAGCACCAGTCATGGGAGAAGAAAAGCAAGAAGCGTTTGTTAACAAACATCATGATGACCCAATGAACTACAATGCCGCAATCACTGGCAGTTACTACGAATCCCGGGAAGGCGATGCCACTTTGGCAAGAATAAAATCACTAGCTCTGCTCAGATAATATCCTTGAAGGCACAACAAATACTAGAAACAGTTTGGGAAGTGGACAACTTCTTCCCAGACTTCCAACATGTAAAAAGTCTATATAGAACCAGCCACACTCCTTGGCACAGTGAGTACCCCAATAGGCTGCTTACTCCCTACAGCAATACCCCCGATCTGCAAACTCAACTGGACAAATTTCTGCCAGATATACAAAACATTGTTGGGCAAGAGTTGACAACACAAGTGGCGTATGCCAGTTTGGATCTGTCGGGCAGTCGTATCATGATGCATCGATTACATCCAGATATAAGATGTTTTGTGCAGGTGTGCATGAGCGACGCCGAGTGTGTTGAACTGGCAACACATTTTTGTATTGATGACGAGTTCAACGCCAACCACAATCAAGATTACGAAGCCATTGAAAAATTTAAATCTGGAAAACTGCAGGCAGTGAATTACCGGCCAAACACAGCCTATATTTTGCTGAATCACCCAAGAATATTCATGGGCACCAGAAACACAGTGCCACCAAACATGGCAAGAGAAACTGTGAATTTACATTTTGGCTTGCCATTGAAAACAAATACTTGATCTCCCCCCACCTGAACGAGGCAGAGCAAAGTGTATTTTTCTGTCTGTGTTCAAATTGATGTATCCGGTATTGGGCTCAAACGGAACAACAACATGTGGATACACGTGAGTAAAGGTAGTTCCAGGAACCGTATCCCCGTGTCGCCAAAGATACACTTGATATGTGATCAATAACAATTCAGCATCAACATGCCTGGGACAATGAAAATCCGGTAAATCCAGCCACACTTTTGTATCCACAGTTGTTAAGGGCTGACCAACTATTTTCTCTATAGACTCAGTCAAATTATTGTGAAGATTTTGAATTGCACCGTGTGATTTGCTTTCCGAAGACAACTCCAGACGGTACTCCAAACAATCCTGTGGCCGGGACCATATTTCATTGTGTGCTAGGTGCAATTGACTCAGCCAATCCAATGTTGATTGATCGAAGCAGTTGGACACTGTCCAGAGATTGGGAGCTACGGGCTCACAGATTGAATGATCGTGCATGCCAATATTTAACAGTATGGCAAAAAAATTTTAAATTTTGCTTGTGTTGCTAAATAGACTAGTATACAATACAACTTGTATGCACAGGCAACAAACATCTAAATTTTTAGATAGGCATATAACATAGGCAACTTTTTAAGGAGAATATACTATGGCATCTTTAGCAGAAATTCGAGCACGACTACAGGCAGCAGAATCAAAAGGTGGGCAATCCACCGAACGCGGCGATAATTCAATTTATCCGCACTGGAACATGGAAGAAGGCCAATCGGCTACACTGCGCTTCCTCCCTGATGGTAACTCTAAAAACACTTTCTTTTGGCAAGAACGAGCAATGATTCGTTTGCCTTTCAACGGTATCAAAGGAGAGATGGAATCCAAACAAGTTATGGTACAAGTACCTTGCGTGGAAATGTGGGGTGAGGCATGTCCCATTCTAGCAGAAGTACGCACTTGGTTCAAGGACAAGAGCCTTGAAGAAATGGGTCGTAAGTACTGGAAGAAACGCAGTTACATTTTCCAAGGCTTTGTTCGCGAAAACCCCTTGAGCGATGACAAAACACCCGACAATCCAATCCGTCGCTTTATCATTGGTCCTCAGATCTTTACCACCATCAAAGGTGCCTTGATGGATCCTGAACTGGAAGAATTGCCAACTGACTACCTGCGTGGTCTAGACTTCCGTATCAGCAAAGGTGCCAAAGGCGGTTTTGCTGACTACAATGGAAGCAAATGGGCACGTAAAGAGTCCGCATTGACCGAAGCAGAACAAGCCGCAGTTGATGCACATGGTTTGTTTGATTTGAGCACATTTTTGCCCAAAAAACCCACAGATGTTGAGTTGAAAGTTATCAAAGAGATGTTTGAAGCAAGTGTTGATGGCCAGCCATACGACACAGAGCGTTGGGGTCAATACTTCCGTCCTGCTGGCGTACAAGCACCTGCCGGTGCTACTTCGGCACCAGCCGCAGATGAAAATATTTCCGCTCCAGCAGCAAAACCAGCACTCAAAGTAACTGCACCTGCAAGTGATTTTGATGATGAAGAAGTGCCAGCTGCTTCGGCACCAGTTGCGGCCGCAAAGCCAGCACAAAAGGCTGAAGATATCTTGGCAATGATTCGCGCTAGACAACAAAAATAATCTAGTGTTACGCACAGTGGGTCGAGCTCACTGTGCGTTCATATCTTTTCTATACATAGGTGATCTGTGGGCAAACCATTCGACGTAAGCAAATTTCGTAAAGAAATTACAAAAAGTATTGATGGCCTTTCAATAGGCTTTAACGATCCAACTGACTGGATCAGCACTGGCAATTATGCCTTGAACTATTTGATCAGCGGCGACTTTAATCGTGGCATTCCTTTGGGCAAGGTCACTGTGTTTGCTGGTGACTCGGGCGCCGGCAAAAGCTACATCTGTAGTGGCAACATCATCAAACATGCACAAGAGCAAGGCATCTTTGTGGTGCTGATTGATTCAGAAAACGCATTAGACGAAGACTGGCTCAAGGCCTTGGGGGTGGACACCAGTGATGGCAAACTGCTCAAACTCAGTATGGCCATGATCGATGACGTAGCCAAGACTATCTCAACATTCATGAGTGACTACAAAGGCCTAGCTGATGGCGAGCGCCCCAAGGTGTTGTTTGTTATTGACTCACTGGGCATGTTGCTGACCCCAACTGATATCAACCAGTTTGATTCGGGCGACCTCAAAGGTGATCTGGGTCGCAAGCCCAAGGCGCTGACTGCACTGGTTCGTAACTGTGTCAACATGTTTGGTAGCTACAATGTGGGCTTGGTGTGCACCAACCACACATACGCAAGTCAAGACATGTTTGACCCCGATGACAAGATTTCAGGCGGGCAGGGCTTCATTTATGCCAGCTCAATTGTGGTGGCCATGAAGAAGCTCAAACTCAAAGAAGACGAAGACGGCAACAAGATTTCCGATGTCATGGGCATTCGTGCTGCCTGCAAGGTCATGAAAACACGCTATGCCAAACCCTTTGAAGGTGTGCAGGTCAAGATTCCTTACGAAACAGGCATGAGTCCTTATTCGGGTCTTGTAGACTTGATTGAGAAAAAAGGCATGCTCAAACGCGAAGGCAACAGCCTGGTGTTTACCACAAGCGATGGTGAGATCATCAAGAAGTTCCGCAAAGCCTGGGAAAAGAACGATGACAACTGCCTTGACACTGTAATGAAAGACTTTGCAAATCACAAAGACGAGGTAACTACAGTCGAGGAGGAAACCGAATGAGTGAAACTATCGCAGCAGAAATTTGGGGCGAGCTCAAGCGTTACATAAACACTGTGGATCGCAATGAGGCTGCTGAAACTGTGGTTCAAATTTTAATGGACAACGACTCGGATGTTGACGATATTCGTGATGCCTTCAAGGGCGATTCGGATATCAAACGTGCATTGACTGCATACCTTGACAACGACAAGGACTATGCGGAAGAGGACGACGAAGAAGACGAAGACGAAGAGTACGAAGACGAAGACTGGGAAAACTAATGTGGTATAGTCGCGTGGTCGCTGACCTCGGCAATATTCCAGATTTTATAGCACACTACGAGCGCGAGCTTGAGGACGCTAAAAAAGAATGTAAAATTAGCGGCTTAATTGAGCGCCATTTGAAAGAGTTGCCCGGCGCAACCGAGCAACGATTTTATCAGTTGCAGGAAATTGAAGCAGTGTTGAATTACCTCAATATTCAATTGCGTAAAATTCGCCGCCGCCATTTTCAAAAATATCTTGAAGCATATGCACGAGCTCTTACTAGTCGTGATGCTGAAAAATATGTTGACGGTGAAGACGAAGTTGTTGACTTTGAAACAATCATCAACGAAGTGGCTCTGTTGCGCAATCGTTGGTTGGGCATTATGAAAGGCCTTGAAGCCAAGCAGTGGCAAATGGGGCACATTGTTCGACTGCGCACAGCCGGCATGGAAGATATTACAGTTTAAGGAAAATATGAGTTATTTGTTTACAAGTGAGTCGGTGAGTGAAGGACATCCCGACAAAGTGGCTGATGCCATCAGTGATGCTGTTCTTGATATCATCATGGAAAAGCAAGATCCTGCACTGCGTTGTGCATGCGAAACCTTGGTTACCACCAATCGTGTTGTGATTGCTGGTGAATACAAAGGTGTTTTGCATGACCAAGAAGTTGAAAGTGCTGTGCGCAGAACCATTAAAAATATTGGCTATCAACAATCAGGATTTGATTGGAGCACAGTAGAGATAACCAATTTATTGCACGGACAATCAGCAGACATTGCCTTGGGCACAGACACATTTGGTGCCGGCGATCAGGGCTTGATGTTTGGTTATGCCTGCGATGAAACTGAAAATCACATGCCCAGTGCAATTTACTGGAGTCATAGAATTGTAGAGACTCTGACTCGAGTGCGGAAAAGCATGGCGCTGCCTTGGCTGGGGCCCGATGCCAAAAGCCAAGTAACATTTGAGTATGATGACAAAAATCGCCCAGTTCGAATTGCCAAAGTGGTTTGTAGCACACAGCATCACGAAGACACTGACATTGAAAGGGTTAGACAGTCAGTTGAATCTGTGATTCGCGGCATATTGCCTGAAAAATATGTTGATAATCGCACTGAGTTTTTTATCAATCCCACTGGTCGCTTTGTTATTGGCGGCCCTGATGGCGATACTGGGTTGACTGGTCGCAAGATCATTGTTGACACCTATGGTGGATACAGCCCCCACGGCGGTGGCGCATTCTCGGGCAAAGATCCCACCAAGGTGGACAGATCGGCTGCTTATATGATGCGTTATATCGCCAAGAATATTGTGGCTTCGGGTCAAGCGCCCCGGGCGACCTGTCAAATCAGTTACGCCATTGGTATGAAGGATCCCATGAGTTTCTATGTTGAAACACCAGATCAAGACTTGAGTCGCCGACTCACGTTGAAAATTCAAGACCTGATTGACTTGACACCCATGGGCATTATTCGACATTTTGATCTATTCCGACCCATCTACAGTTCTACAACTAACTATGGACATTTTGGTAAAGCAGATTTGCCCTGGGAAAAGATAGACCTGTTCTGAACCGCTTGTAAATACAGGTATGAAAATCGTACTTGTTACAGGTGGATTTGATCCACTACACTCTGGACACATCTCTTATCTCAATCATGCGGATCATTTAGGTGATCACTTGATCGTGGGTCTAAATTCAGATGAGTGGCTCTCACGTAAAAAAGGTCGTCCGTTCATGACTTGGCGTGAACGCATGGTTGTTCTAGACAACTTACACATGGTCGGCGAGGTAATTGAGTTTGACGACAGAGATGGCACAGCCTGTGATGCCATACGCCGAGTTCGGGAAAAGTACCCCAACGATGAAATCATCTTTGCCAACGGAGGTGATCGTACAGCAAACAACATTCCAGAAATGGTGTTCAATGATGTGGAATTTGTGTTTGGTGTAGGTGGCGAAGATAAGAAAAACAGTAGTAGCTGGATTCTTGAAGATTGGAAAAAGCCCAAGACCGAACGTAGTTGGGGTTACTACCGTGTGTTACACGAAGTGGGTGCCAACACCAAACTCAAAGAGCTCACAGTACAGCCTAAGACTTGTTTGAGCATGCAACGACATGATCAACGTGCAGAGTTTTGGTTTGTGGCCGAAGGCACAGCCACAGTATACACCTTGGACCAAGCCAGCACAGACATCGATGTCAAATGTCAGCTGGAAATGCATCAACATACTTTTATTAGTTGCAAGGAGTGGCACCAACTGTGTAACGAAACTGATCAGCCCTTGAAACTGATCGAAATTCAGTACGGTGAAAACTGTGTTGAGGAAGATATAGAACGCCGATGAAAGCCATACCAGTTTATATTGGCTACGATCCTCGTGAGGCCATTGCCTATCATACCTGTGTCAACAGCATCATAAGAAACGCCAGTCAGCCAGTGGCCATCATACCTGTGGCCTTGAATTTGTTTGGCGACTACAGCGAAACTCACACCGATGGCAGCAACCACTTTATCTACACTAGATTTCTAGTTCCCTATCTTCAAGAATACACAGGTCATGCCATATTCATTGACGGCGACATGATTGTGCGTGGTGATATTGCAGAACTTTGGAACTTGCGCGACTTATACAAGGATGTTCAAGTGGTCAAACATGACTACAAAACTCGAATGCCTGTGAAATATCTTGGTTCAAGGAACGAAGACTACCCTAGGAAAAATTGGAGCAGTGTGATATTATGGAACTGCAACAGTTACCCTAATCGAAAACTCACTCCAGAATTTGTTCAACGAGCCACAGGTGCTGAACTTCATCGCTTCTCGTGGCTGGATGATGATCGCATAGGCGAGTTACCACCTGAATGGAATTGGTTGCCCGATGAATACGGGTCAAACCCCGCGGCCAAGCTCTTGCACTATACCTTGGGCACTCCATGCTTTCATGAGTTCGCCGACACCCCCATGGCGGATGAGTGGCACCGTGAGCGCATGCTTACTGAGTATTGTTTGCAACACAACTCTCAATGACCGACTGGATTTTTCTCAGTAAAAATTCCGAGGACGAATATATCAACATGTTTGCCCGTGGCTGCGGTGCAGAACCAGTTGCAGATTTTGATTATAATTCAACCAATCAGCCCATAGTTCTACGAGGCATACTCAAACACAAAATAATGAAACAGTGTTGGGTTGATTGTAGAGATTTCTATTACATTGATTCAGGGTATTTTGGTAACAATCCCAATCCGTTGAATCCCCAAGGATGGAAAGTGTGGCATAGAATTGTAAAAAACAATCTACAACATGGAGATATTGTTTTGCGTCCTGATGATAGGTGGAAACGGTTCAACATTGATCTACAGAAAAAACGCACAGGCTCAAAAATCATTGTGGCTGCACCTGATGAAAAACCCTGCAAGTTCTACGGCATAGATCAACAACAGTGGGTCACTGATACTGTAAACACCATTAAAAAATACACAGATCGTCCCGTGGTGGTCAGACAACGATCACCCAACAGAATAGATCGAATACAAAGTGATCCACTCAGCAAAGTGTTGCTGGATGATACACATGCCTTGGTCACTTTCAACAGCGTGGCCGCTGTTGAAAGTATATTACTGGGTGTGCCGGCATTTGCACTATCGCCCAGCCATGCTGCTGCACCGGTGGCCAATCAGGACCTAAGTCTAATAGAAACTCCGTATTGGCCAGATCAAGATAAATTATATGCATGGGCTTGTCATTTGGCCTATGGACAGTTTCATGTTTCGGAACTACAAAATGGCACTGCTTATAGGATATTAAATGCTGGTTAAAGTCTTTTTGGAAACCGCTGGAAATTTTGAAGAACGAGAAATTCTCACCAAGTTCTACAACGGCATTGTCAACGCTGCCAATAACAATACACAAGCCGCACTGGGTCTGTATAATTCATACAGCCCATGCGACGTAGGAGTTATACTGGGTAGTTGGAAACCTCGAGATAAAAATCATCACAATGTACGCAACGATATTGTGGAAAATGTCTCAACGTTTATTGTGATTGAAACTCCGTTGCTTGGCAGAGTGGTCAATCAACAAAACACTCAACATAGAATTGGTATCAACGGGTTTCTGAATCAAAGCGGAATATTCAATCACGGCAATCACAATGACAGCAGAGTAAAAAAACTTGGAATCGAGTGGAACGGATGGAAGCATGATCCCAACGGACATATTCTTCTCATGTTACAGTTGCCTGGTGATGCAAGTCTACGCGGAATCAACTTGTATGAATGGGTTGATTATGCAATTAAAAAAATTAGATCAGTGACCGATCGCCCCATTGTGATTAGAACTCATCCGGCACATGGTATTAAAAATTCAGACGAATTTCATAATCTTGTGTCGTCGGTCGCGCTGTCAAGTCTTAAATCTAATATATCTTTTAGCATAGGCAGACACAAATCGTTTGAGGATGATGTGTTGGGGGCGTATTGTTCAGTGGCCTACTCCAGCGGCAGTAGTATCGACAGTGTATTGCATGGCATACCCACAGTGGCTGTTGATCCGGGAAATTTTGCATGGGACATATCAACCAACTATCTTGATGAAATTGAAACTGTCAAACTGGCCACACAAGATGAAATCAATCAGTGGTTAAACAATTTGAGCTACAGTCAATGGTCTCCTGAGGAAATGTACAACGGAACAGCATGGAAGCATCTAGCATCAATGATAAGACGAATTGCCAATAATAAAAAATGAAAGTGGCAGTTTATCATCGCAGTGTGCCCAATGCAAAAAATCAGGAAAAGATCGATGTGTTACGATATTTTGCACAAGGAGTTCAATGCACTGGAGACCAACTGATTGATGTGCAAGATTACAGTTATCAGGCATCGCAGGTGGGAGTCATACAGGGTTGGATTGGACCTGCAAAAGTCACCAGTCAACATCAGCAATTGAGAAACACTGTTATAAACAACCAGATACAATTCAACAAGTATGTGGTGGCTATTGACAGTAATTTGTTCTTGTATGCCACACCCGGAAACCCTGACCACTATCTTCGATACAGTTTCAATGGTGTATTCCCTAACACCGGCATCTACTGTGACACCACAGTGGATCCTGTAAGATGGCAAAAAATCAGTGCAACATTAAATATCAGATTAAAAGATTATAGAACACAAGGCAATCATATCTTGTTGTGTCTTCAACGCAATGGTGGGTGGAGCATGGGAAATTATGACGTGATTGCTTGGTCACACAATACCATTGCTGAACTTAGAAAGCACACCAACAGGCCCATTGTGATCCGTGCGCATCCAGGAGACAAAGCAGCCAGAGTGTATGTGAACAGTATCACAGGGCCCGGTGTAACAATCAGTGGAAATGCCAATCTTGCAGATGATTTAAAAAATTGTTGGGCAGTGGTCAATCACAATTCCAGCCCAGTAGTGGGCGCAGCCATTGAAGGTTACCCAATTTTTGTGACTGACACTGCTCGTAGTCAATGCAGAGAGATTGCCAATACTGATTTATCCATGATTGAAAATCCACAGTTGCCGGATAGACAATCTTGGATCAATCGAATTTCGATGTTTCATTGGAATTTTGAAGAACTAAAATCTGGCCAGTGTTGGCAACACATGCGAAGATATATAATGTGATGCAACAACTACAAGTACTCACAGAAGAATTCAAAGACCATCCATGGATCCCAGGATGGATTGAGGCTGGGTACGATATTAAATTTGTTACCAATCACACTGATGTTGTTGACTCTATTCCAGTGGTGTGCGGATCTGATTTATCTCACAACTATGTGTGTCGCTGGTTGAATATGAAACAACCAGCAGTGTACATTGGCCGAGGATACGTGGGCAATCACACTTCAAAAAAGCGGCGGCTTTGGAGAGCCAGTGTGAATGGGTGGGCAAATACAAAATTAATGCCGGTTCCGCACAGTAGATGGAACACAATGATGTTGTCCAGACATCCATGGAAAGTCAAACAAGTTCAAAAAGTATTGATTGCCCCAAGCAAGATGGTCAGCAACGTTTGGAGTCAAGTGGGAGCACGTACCTGGGCTGAGAATATGTTGGACAAATTTCCTGGAGCCGAAGTCAAAATTAGATACAAAGCCAGCACTCCTTGGGAACGATGGGCCACATTGTGGGAAGATTTAGACTGGTGCGACTTAGTGGTAACACAGAGTTCGGCAATAACTTGCGAAGCACTTTGGTACGGTAAAAAAGTCATCAGCATAGAACCTTGCCCCACTTGGGCCGCTGAACACACCACGTTAGAAGATTGGCAAAATCCGCACGAACCTGAACTAAGAGATGCCTGGCACGAACACCTGGCCTGGAGCCAATTTACTGTGGATGAATGGACGTCGGGCGAAGCATTGAGTTTGATCGAACAGTACATGGGACCTGTACTGGATTATGATGCCCAACACCAGTACAATTTACCAATTTTGTATTAGTAATTTTTAAGTTCAAGCAACATGGTATCGTAATCGGGGATACCAAAGTCAATTTCTTTGCGAGTGTCAACCAGCACTTTGTTCACTGCCTTGGGACCTTGTGTCTGCACAATGTGTTTGCCCAGTGCATACACATCATTGATCTTGCACAGCAAATCAAATTTGTTGATTTGATTGTGATTACTGACCAGATGATACACTCCGGCAACAGTGGGATCGTTGATGTACTGATTGACACACTTGGCCAACTGCAACGTGGTGATGCCATTCCACCAGGCATTTGACCAACCGGGCAGTTCAGAATCCGGGTTGGTCAACACCCAATTAAGCAATCCAGTACCGTTCTTTAGTTCGGGACCAATTATGCTCATTCTAAAGGTAATGTCTTTGGCATTGTTGACTTCACCAAAACTCTTGCTACGTCCATAAGCATTGGTTTCTGTGTGGTAGTCGCTTTCGACGTAGTTGCCACGAGCACCGTCAAACACACAATCAGTTGACAGATGTATCAGGCGTGTGTTGGTATTTTTTAACCGATGAGCACAATACTGTGGCCACCAGGCATTGACAACAGCGGCTCGATCGGGCCGATCCGTGCAATCTTTTACCAACAAACCAACCGCATTGACTAAAAAATCTGCGTCTAGTGAATCAAAAAAACTGTCAACTGATTGCTGTTCAATATCAAGCTGTGTTCTATCCACCATGGTCACAGCATGTCCGCAACGTTGAAGATAATCCGCGATCATGTGCCCAGCCATGCCGCGACTGCCAACCACAGTTACTTTCATATGAAATTGCCTTTCTTCAACATTTCTTTGATTTCTTTCTTGTTCATAATTTTGGTCTTTGACGAAAATTCCTTGTGTGGGAAAGATTTGCAATCTTGATAACGCACCGCTAGAGCTTGATTGTAATTGCTGGGCAGTGTCAAAAAGTAGTTGTCATCGTAGCAGTAGGACAATTTAGATTCATGATGCGAGATCAACATTTCATCTAGCTTTTCGCCAGGCCGCATGCCAGTTTCTTTGATTTCAACTTGTCCATAAACATCCATCAGCACTTGGGCTAGATCCTTGATGTAACAAGCAGGCATGTTCATCACAAATGTTTCCCCACCAATGCTGTCAATGCTGGCCTTGAACAACAACTGTATGGCTTCTTCTAGGGTCAAGAAGAATCTGGTCATGTCATGGTCAGTCAACGTGATAGGGCCGCCTGATTTGATTTGTTCAATAAAAAACGGAATAACTGACCCACTTGATCCCATGACATTGCCGCCTCGAATGCACACAAATTTGGTGTAGTCAGTTAGGTCGTTGGCTTGTACAATGATCTTTTCACCCACAGCCTTGGTCATGCCGTACAAGTTGATTGGCTCCACGGCCTTGTCGCTGGACACGTCAATGACCTTGCGCACACGATTTTCAATGGCAGCATTCACAATGTTTGTTGTGCCGTCAATGTTGGTTTTGATAGTTTCTTGCACATTCTCTTCGCACACAGGCACATGCTTGAGAGCTGCCAGGTGAAAAATGTAATCCACGTTTCGAGTTGCCAATTTGACAGCATCATAGTCTCTGACATCACCAATGACAAATTTAAGTCTAGGGTCGTTGAACCGTCGCTTCATTAGTACCTGTTGCAACTCACCTCGACTGAAGCATATAATTTCTTTCACATTGTATTTTTTCAACAACATGGTGATCAAGGTTTGTCCCCATGATCCAGTTGCACCGCTGACAAAAATTCTTGTTCCGTTAAACATTTTAACCCTTTAGCAAGTTGATTATTTCTTGATCTGAATACAGTTTTACAGTGGCAATGAATTCTGAAAACTCTGCATATGATGTGTTGGCATAGGATTCGTCAGGATAAATTTTGTTGGCCGGCATGCGTATCAGAGTAAATCCAAAATTGTTGTTCATTGGATAGAGTTCAAAATTCTGCTCTTTGAGCATGTAATATAGAATTTTGTAAGAGTCAGAACAAAATTTAGGCGAAGTGTGTTTCAACGATGGCGGCACCATGTCGTGCATCAAGATCCAGTCTGTGGCGCGATCAACTGAATTATTGAAATCTCGCAACACATATTCGTAGTCATGACAAGCGTCAATGAATATGATATTGAATTTTGTGTCAGGAGTCAAACTGGCAAAGTACTCGTCGGTGGTGCCGTTGAACATGGCAGCACCATTGATATCCACTGACACCTTGGACTTGGCATTGATTTTGTCAAAGTTGATGTTGTCTCTTACCCCTAGTTCCAGGTAAGAACATTCGTGTATGTTTTTTAAATTGTTGATTATTTCACTGCTCATGATATTCCTTTGATGTTACTCGGTCACTAGATATTGTGTGTATTTTTTTACCTTGGTTGTTAACAGCACACTTTTGTCCCATGGCAAAAACTCCGCGGGCACCGATGGTCCCAGGTCGTATTGATATTGTTCTTCTTCTAATGTTCTTTTTATTTGGCCTGTTTGTGCAACGTCGCCCCACTTGTTGACAAAATGCCCCCGTGCAAGACTGTAATTCCACCCCGAACCGCTCTTGGCATAGGGAATTTCGTGCGAAATATACACGCCCAGGTCAGCTTCTTTGAGTCTAATGTAAAAGTCATCGTCTTCAAATCCGCCGCCCACAAAACGTTCGTCAAACATGCCTATGTTTCTCAACAGTTGTTTTTTAAATCCAAAAAATGCCAAACGATAAAATGCCACCATGGCGTACCCTTGATCCAACAGCTCAAGCAATCGTGTCACATCAGCGTTGCTGGGCATGACTTTGTCCGACATCAAAATCACTGTTTCGGTATCAGCCGACGCAACACATGAGTTTACCAATTTGGAAAAACTGGGATATCCAGTGCCATCAAAATATTGAACTGGTTCTGGAGCAATGCTTTTTTGAATTGGTTCAAACAAGTGAGGGCGGTTTGATATCACAAAACTGCTATGATTCATTGAGCCGGTCCCAGTAACTTGTTCTTGTTAGACTTTTCTTTATGCCTTTACCAACCAATGCTGTGCCCATGATATAGTTGTGTATTTCAATTGTGACATGATACTGATTGATGGCATTGTCAGCTGGCAAATAGGTATTGGCATACGTTGCCACCAGTTTTCGGGCTGCGTGTGGTTTCAACGCATAGCCACAACAGCCGGGCATGCTGGAATTCCTATATGGCATGGCCTTTGGTTCTCCAGTGGGGTCAGTAAGATAATCCAAGTAACGATCACTTTTCTTGGGATGACCCAGCGCCACCACCAGCACATCTTGCCAGTCAACTGGTATGTAGGGCCTAGATAGAACAATGTCGTCCTCCCAGATAATAATAGGTTCGTCAAGCTCGGCGCATTTTTGCCACAGTCTATAGTGACTCAAAAAACATCCTTTGATGCCGGGTGCTGAAATTTTGCCATGCTCCTGTACAGGGTCATCACTTTTGACAGCATCTGGGCCTTTGATTCCAAAAGGATGTACTGTGCGGCCCGATTCAGCCATGATGCCAACTGCATCGTTGCCGTAGGTGCCTTCAAACAATTCAGCTGTCATACCAAATTCTTCAAGACGTTGCTTTAGGTTGGTGGCTGTGGTCAATGATGCTTCAATTTTTGAAAGACAAATGATATAACTTTTCATTGCCAGTATGCCTCTGTTCGTGATACCAATAAGTCCTTGGCCGGGCTTCGACCAGCTTGTTTGCGTTTGCCTTTGAGATGGTCTAGATAAGCACCCCAGTCGCTGTTGATCAAGGGATGCCCTTCGCCAGTTACCAGACCCCGGCTCCAGTCTAGCTCATTCAACACACACTGTTTTCTCACAGCATCAAACACAAACGAATCGTGCCACTCTTCTAACGTGAATATTCCGTTCTCGGCATCATCATACCAGCGTTGAAACTTTTGTAAAAAGGTTTTTGTGTTGGTGTTGTTGAGATTCATAGCATACAGGCCACATTCTGAGTACTTGCCCTGACGTCCCAGATAACACAAGTCTCGGCCCGGGGGACACAAACGATCTAGATCTGGCAACGTTATCGCACTGTGGCACACAGTGTCTGCGTCCATCCATATCAACCAGTCGGTGCTGATAGATCTAGCACAGTGAAATATACTGTAAACCTTGTGCGCGAATCTCACAGCATTCCATTTGAATCCTTTGCCGGCATCGCGTCGGCGTGATCTCACAGGATCGGTACTGACATCTCCATTGGCACGGGGCACATCTTTCCACACAGATTTGAATGTTGTGAGCGCATCTACAACAGTGATATCATGTACTATGAGATTGCTAGCGGATTCTGCAACAGCACAATCTTCTGCATATACCACAAGGGCAACTTCAGCAGGCCAGTTTTTCAAAAAGGTTTGAATCATGCGCTGGCCGTATTGTTTATAGCCAGATTCGTTAAACGTGGTACATACAGTGTATTTCATGAAAAATACTTATGATAGAAAACATAGCCTATTTTCCTTTGCAGTGTGCCAAGAACTCCCAACCTGTGATGAGTGCAGTGCTGGGGTGTTTGCAGTCACGCGGCATTCAAACACAAGCAAATTCTTGGACCGCAGATGCAGCCATAATCTGGAGTGTGCTTTGGAACGGGCGCATGGCTGCTAATCAGCAGGTATACCAGCACTATCGTGCTCAAGGTCTCCCAGTGATTGTGATTGAAATAGGCACACTACATCGCGGCGTCACCTGGAAAGTGGCAGTAAACAACATCACAGCAGATGGCTATTATGGGCATCAGGATCAGCTGGACTGGGATCGTCCCAGCAAACTAAAAGTCAATCTGGTCACACAGTCAGTTTCCCGACCCAATATTGTGGTTGCATTGCAACACACTCGCAGTTTACAGCTACAAGGTATAGACATCAATAACTGGTTGATTGATACTGTGCAACACATAAGAACCCACAGTGACCGTCCCATTACCGTGCGACCGCACCCACGTTGTAAATTTGCACCGCCCAGTTTGCCCAAAGACGTTGTAATTGAAAACCCCAAACCGCTGGCACAAACCTACGACAGTTTTGACCTGCACTACGACTGCCATGCTGTGGTGAATTTTAACTCGGGGCCCGGGACCCAAGCAGCCCTGGCTGGAGTACGTCCCTTGGTAGATGCCAGCAGTTTGGCAGCACCTGTGGGCATTGATTTTGCACAAATTGAACGCCCGTATCAAAAAGACCGCGAATCATGGCTGGTGCAAATTTGCCACACAGAATACACTGTGGAGGAACTGGCACAAGGCACCTGGTTAGATAGAATAGCCCCGGCTTTGGCCAGCATGGCCAATTAATCACACTTGTGGCCCAGAGCCAGGTATATAATTGTTATGAACGCATGGCTTGATCATTATCGTAGAATCTACTATCCCTTGCTGAACATTCAGTTTACTCAAGCTCAAGGCATCCTGGCCGACGGCATCTACAACAGAGCTGTGGGCTTTGATGTTATTTTTAGACTGCTGTTGAGCCACAAGCAAACTGATTTCAGCATTGTAGAAACTGGTACGTTGAGAACACCGGGCAACTGGATGGACGGGCAAAGTGCTAGGCTGTTTACAGAATTTGTTGATGTATACAATGGACGAGTTCGCAGTGTGGACATAGACTCCACAGCCTGTGAAGCCGCTAGAAACAGTATTGCAAGCTTGAACTTTTCGGTTGATCTAAGCGACAGTGTGGCCTGGTTGGCAGCTCAAAAGGACCTGGACACAGTTGACTTGTTTTATCTTGACAGCTACGATGTGGATTGGAACGATGACACAGCATCGGCTCAGCATCATTTGGAAGAGTTCAAGATTATTGAACCATATCTGCGTACCGGGACAGTGGTAGCAATAGATGACAATTCTCGCTGGATCAACAACTCTCGACGAACTGGCAAAGGTCGAGCCATTGTGGAATATCTTGAGCTGACTCGAAACAAACTGCCCATCTACGACGAATATCAAATTATTTTTCAGTTCTAATGGCAAAGAAATTGGTCAAGCATATCGACTGTGCATGTGTGATTCACGGAAAAGCCTACGATTGGCAGTACGTGGAACGACTGTACAACATGTTGAGCCGAAATCTTGGCGCAGAAGTTCGCATGCATGTGTACACCGAACATGATAGAAGTGTGCCACCGCACATGGTCAAACACATACTTGATGATTGGGGTATAAGTGGTCCCAAACAAGGTTGGTGGTACAAGATGCAGTTGTTCAACTCTCAACACTTTGATGGCAATTTGTTGTACTTTGACTTGGACGTGGTGATTGCCAATCACCTGGACTGGGTACTTGGCCACCCCACTGACCTCTTTTGGACCATACGCGATTTCAAGTACCTACAGCGTCGTGACTCAGTGTCAATAAACTCCAGCATGATGTGGTTCAACGTTGAAAAATTCAACTGGATATGGCAGCAGTTTGGTCAGCAAGATCTCAATACTGTTGTAAAAACTTACCCAGGTGACCAAGACTACTTGAATGCAGTGCTGAATGTGAATCAACGGCGATTTTTTGATGATGGGTTTTTTGAAAGTTTTCGTTGGCAGTGCTTGGATGGCGGGTTTGACTTTGCACGCCGGAAACACCGCTGCCCGGGCACAGGAGTCAAAATTGAACCTGGCACCAGTGTAGTGGTGTTCCACGGCCGTCCCAAGCCAGCTGAAGTACATGATCCCATCATACAAAAACTCTGGCAATAAAACTAGTACTTTGCTGCTACTTGACCAAAAATAAGCCTTTTGCTATAATTGGGACTTAACAACAAGGAGCCCCGATGGGATATCGCGTTTTGGATACTGTGGACAACATGCGTCAAAAATACGGTGCCCGTGCTGGGCTTGAAGGCCCGTTCAATTTCTCAGGCCGAGTGTTGTATTATGACAACAAAGAAGGTGCATACTACGATCCCACTACAGATTTCTACGTCAGCCGCGAAGAAATGGACGCGATCAACGCTGATTTCTACAAAATCCTCAAAAAGTAATACTTTTTAGTACTACTTTTTGGTTGACCAATATTTCCCGATCTGCTATACTGTAGTCATAGTGAGCAAAAAGGAGCCGAAATGATTCGCAGTGAGTACGAAGCACGAATTCCCGCAACTGAGATCTACAGCTACAGTGGTGTGATCACTGTGGAAGACAGCGGCGGCGAGTTGGTGCGTTTCACAATCCAACGCGAAACTGCATGCGATCGTCGCTGGGATGTGGTCAGTGACGCCATGATCCCCCGCGCAATGGCTGCTGGTCTCTTGGTCGATAAGCCCCTGTTGAGCCAAGAATTGGCTTGACCAAAAATTCCCATTTTGCTATAATAGAAGCATAGACAGTAACAAGGAGCCAGAAATGAACTTTGAACAAGCCATTGAAATCGTCCAAGAATACAAACAAGATTGGGCCTTGCCCGGATTGCTGGAGACCCTGCAGCAGATGCAGGATTGCTACGACGATCTCAGCGGCCAGGAAGCCCGTGCATATCGTGTGGTTTTTCGTGAAATGGGCCGACTGTTTGCCCCGGCCTAAACGGTTGACCAATAAATCCCCTTCTGCTATAATATGTTTTTAACGCACAAAAAGGAGCCAACTATGAGTGCAATTCGTGTTTTGCGTGGTGTGTATCGCAATCAGCCTGTGCAAGATGTTTCGTTTACTCTTGTCAAAGGGTTTCAGACTGGTGCCAAAGGCGGGTTTGTTACGGTAAAAAATGAGGGACAGTTCCCCGGTTTTGCACCCACCATCCGTATTACCATTGACAACATCGCTGACATCGAGTATACTAACGGCATGACACAAGACAATACCGTACATTTTGAGAAGCCCGCCCCTGTTGCGGAGTCCGATGAAGAAGCAATGACTCGTATCCGCGAGCGTTTTGAAATCCTGACTGAAATGACCAAGGCCACTGTGAGCGGCGACATCCGTGCCATGATTGTGTCGGGGCCCCCTGGCGTTGGCAAGAGCTTTGGCGTTGAAACCGAAATTGAAAAGGCTTGCCTTTTTGACAAACTGGCCGGCAAGCGACTGCGTGCCGAAGTTGTCAAAGGCTCGGCTACCCCGATTGGCTTGTTCCAAACCCTGTACAAATACTCGGATGAGAATTGTGTTATTGTGTTTGACGACTGTGATAGCATTTTGCTGGACGACGTGGCTCTTAACTTACTGAAGGGTGCTCTTGACTCCGGCAAAAAGCGTACCATTTCGTGGTTGAGTGAGAGCAGTGCTCTGCGCCGCGAAGGTATCCCGGATCGTTTTGAATTCAAAGGCTCGGTGATCTTTATCACCAACTTGAAGTTTGACAAAATGAAATCGCAGAAATTGCGTGATCACTTGGACGCACTGCAATCGCGCTGTCATTATCTGGACCTGACCTTGGACACCATGCGTGACAAACTGTTGCGCATCAAGCAGATTGCCAAGGACGGTGTGCTGTTTGCAGACTATGACTTTGAAGAAGCTGTGCAAGACGACATCATTGACTTCATGCATGTCAACAAGGATCGACTGCGTGAAGTGAGCCTGCGCATGGCGCTGAAGATTGCAGACTTGCGTAAGCTGTCTGTGCTGAACTGGAAGCGCCTGGCAGAAACCACTTGCATGAAGACTGCCTAAACACGATAGAGTTATACTGGGCATTGGTTGGCTCCGGCCCAGTTTTAACAGGTACCCCTAAAAAGGTACCTGTTTTTTTGACTTTGTCCAGCAATAAGTATATAATAATAACATGTCTGAACAAATACTAGGAAAATCTGTAACCGTGATTGCCCCAACCAATCTTTACAAGTGGGCAAGAGTCTGGGGAAGAATCCAAAAAGGATATTATCAAGATACTGTTTATCTTCGTAGAGAAAAACAGATAGAAGATTTTGTGATCCTTAATCAGTTTGCAAATCTCTACATCGAAAAAGACACTGACATTTTAGAAAATTTAACCTCGGTAGCACAGCCCAACCAAGCCGATTTGATCATAATCACCGATCAAAAGTTCAGCAGATTGCCATGTCCTGCATTAATTGACAAGATTGAATCCTTGCTTGATCAGTGCCCGAGAATGTTTGTTTGCCTGAACAGGCACTACATCAACATTGACAGTAGTTTTGTTGATCCAACAGTTGATGATCATTACCCATTGGCAATTACTCAATGGCTTGTTAAAAATCTACCCACAGCTAGAGTATTAGATTTAAGCTTGGATTATTTAGACTGTGGCGATTGGTTCACTTGGGTAGTGCCTGACAGAATGTATTTTATAGAACGCACATGAGATTGGTTGAACAAATATATTCGTCGGAGCACAAAGAAAATTTTCAAACACGATATATCAAGTATCGTGCTGGAAGATTAAAGCATCAGTATTGGTTATGGAATCGAAAAAGATCCAACAAAGTAATTGATCAATATGATGCTAAAATTTTAAAAAATTGCAAACCGGGAACCATTGCATTTTTTGCAAGCGCCGGATACTACCTCAAAGAAATTTGGCCGCATATAGACTCGTTAGAAACACACCCAGTAGTCAAAGAGTTTTGTCCCAATGTAATCTTGATCAAATCAAGGCAAAAACTTTTACTAGATACGCCAAACAAATATGATAATTTTGCTGTGGTAAACAATCGCGGTGATCATTGGGTCAATATTGATGGTCTTACACAGCATCTGTTGGCTTATACACAGATTCTCAATCCTGGTGCCAGAGTATTTTACAGTTTTAGAGACACACAAATACAATACAATAGATTAAAAGTAGACAGTGTTGAATACTTTATGTCTTGGGCCAAGAGTCTTGACAAGATTGGATTAACTCTGGCCCGGTCTGACATTGCTTTTAAAAAGAAAGTCAAGGACGGGGCCGGGAATTATGATGCCTTCGAAAATCCCGATACTGTCAACGGCAATTTGAAATTCTGGTTTGTGTATAAGGGACAGCCGTGGAACATCCAGTAATAGTTTGTTTTGTTGGTGGCACTGCTGGTGATATAGTTACCCAAATTTTAGATCCAGCCGAATTATGTTTGTCCAGACAAAAATTAAAAAAACCTCATTTGTTTGTGAATGACCAAGACAAAGATTTGTTTCTTAACACAGCAAAATGGAACAGTGTCCCTAGTCATGATTTTGATTATCACCGAACACACAATCACAATGTGCTGGGCATAGTATGCCGATACATGCCTGACGCTGTATGGGCGGCAACAAGATTCAAAAAACTACACAGGCCTCATGTGTGGAAAGAAATGACTGTATTTTGCGGAGCAGACACAGTGGAAGCGTATGCTCAAGCAATCTTGGATTTTGGTAACATGCTTGCAGACTACACCAGTAATGTGTTATATTTAGATGATGTCATCAACGGCAACGCAGTGCATCGCATTCAAGAATTGGGATATCAAACTCCAGGTCAAGATTGCTACGACGAATGGATCAACAAAATCAAAAATCTTTGTTAAAGTTACAAGAAGCAACTCATGAAAACGTGTACCATAATATTAAAAGATGAAGTAAATATCCGACTGGAAGGACTAGATCTAGATGCTCGCAAGGCCTTGGTCACGGCTTTTAAATATGATGTACCTTATGCTAGATATCTTCCGGCAGTGAGACTGGGACGCTGGGACGGAAAGGTCTCGTACTTCCAACTTGGTGGTAGCAGTTATACAAACTTGCTGCCCGAGATTGTTCCCATACTTGAGAAGTTCAATTACGACATTGAACTGGATGATCAAAGAGATTACTCCACCACATTTGAGTTTGAACAGGTGCGTGAAGACTCATTTGCACATGTGAAATGGCCCAAAGGACATCCTGCCGCTGGTGAACCCATCATGATGCGCGACTATCAAGTTGAGATTGTCAACAACTTCTTGGCCAATCCGCAATGCCTGCAGGAAGTGGCCACAGGTGCAGGTAAAACCATAATGACAGCGGCCTTGAGCAATGCTGTTGCGCCGTATGGACGCTCAATCGTTATTGTGCCCAACAAGAGTCTTGTGACACAGACAGAAAAAGACTACATCAACATGGAGCAGGATGTGGGTGTGTTCTTTGGCGACAGAAAAGAGTGGGGTCGTACACATACTATTTGTACTTGGCAGAGTTTGAATGTGCTGTTGAAGAATACCAAGGCCGGGGTTGGTGATTGTACCATTGACGAGTTCCTAGAAGGGGTGGTGTGCGTTATTGTAGACGAAGTACACATGGCCAAGGCAGATGCGCTGAAAACCTTGTTGACTGGGGTGATGTCTAGAGTGCCAATTCGCTGGGGTTTGACTGGAACCATACCCAAAGAGAAGTTTGAAAGCCAGGCCCTGTTGGTGGGCCTAGGTCCTGTGATTGGGCGCCTTAGCGCCAACGAATTGCAACAACAAGGTGTTTTGGCCAACTGTCACGTGAATATTGTGCAGTTGGTGGATCACGTGGAGTACAAAGAGTACCAATCAGAACTCAAATACTTGCTGGAAGAGTCGGGCCGATTGGATACCATGGCTGACCTCATACGCCGAGTAAATGAAACAGGTAATACTTTGGTGCTCGTGGACCGAGTGGCCGCAGGACACGCATTAGTAGAACGCCTGGGTGATCGCGCTGTGTTTGTATCGGGCGCAACCAAAGCAAAAGACAGACAAGATGAATATGATGAAGTTGCAGACAGCACTGACAAGATTATTGTGGCTACCTATGGTGTTGCCGCTGTGGGTATTAATATCCCTAGGATTTTTAATCTGGTTCTTATTGAGCCCGGAAAAAGTTTTGTCCGTGTTATCCAGAGCATTGGCCGCGGCATAAGAAAAGCAGAAGACAAAGATCATGTTCAAATTTGGGACATTACTAGCACCTGTAAGTTTGCCAAACGACATCTGACCAAACGCAAGCAGTTCTACCGAGAAGCCAACTATCCATTCTCAGCAGAAAAGTTGGAGTGGATGAAAATTGCTTGACTTTCCAAGATCAAAACTGTAAAATACAACAATGAGAATACTTACTCTTGACAACGTCTATTATGATTTAAATCAACTGCCCGAAGAAGTTGATGACATGCGTTTTGCTATCTTGGACAACAGCAATCCACTGGACCCCGACTATCATTTCATCCCACTGATTTTTCTGGAATCGTTCAATGCTCCGGCCCTGGTACTGCGCATAGGATCAGACACAATCAAAATGCCCATGGATTGGCAAATCTTGATTGGTGAGCCCGACATTGGTGATCTAGAAGTGCTGCCACTGACTTCAATAAACGATCGCGGCTTCAAGGTATTTCAATTCAATCCACTCAGCAGCTACAGACCCAGTTTCCCCAGTATTGAAATCTTGGATGTGTACCATGAAGTCAACTGGTACGCACCCAAACTAAAGAACGGGCAGATGTTGGCAGTGCCGCTCAATGATGATCCCGAACCTGACTGTGTGTACTTTGTGAAAGATGTGAGTCGCAATTGTGAAATAGTCAACTACAACAAGGCTTGGTAACATGGAAAACCTAATAGTCAACACAAACGACGTTGGCGGAGTCGTGGTCAAGGACAACGACACCTACATGCTCAAAGACAACACCACTTTGAAACATCTTGTGCTCAGTAGTACCAAGCTTTATCGTGGGCAGCAGACTCGGGGGCACAGACATCAGGGTCAAGAAGAAGTGTATTTCTTTGTTCAAGGACACGGACGCATGATTGTGGGCAACGAAGATAGTGAGCCGTTTCAGGTAATGCCAGGAGCAATTGTGCTGATTCCCGATGGTGCATTTCACAGAGTGATCAACGACGGTGACATCAACATGATCTTTAACTGTGTGTTTCAAGGCACAAGGAATCACTAATGGGCAGTCTCCGGCCTGGCGCCACATACATCTATGAGCGAGCAGATGGTGTTGTGTATGCTCGAGAGTCAGGTGCAGACCCCAGCACAAGACAGGTAATTGGAATGGATTACGATCCAAGAACCCCTGACCGACGTCCTTTGCATGATCACATCTCTGAAGACAAATTGTGGGGAGAAATACGGCGAGCTGCCCGCACCAATCCCACTTTACAGGATGCACTGAACCGCGCTATAATGATTTACCAACTGAGTAAAACCAATGATGCCTGAAGAACAGGAAGCACACAATGAGTGGAACGATGGCCGCACAAGGTGGAAATACAAGACCTTGACTTTGCACGAGGGTGAGCTGACTGACCAACTCACCACACATGGAGTGTTTGGATGGGAACTGGCAGCAATGCACCCTGACAAAAGAAACAATTCTTCTGTAAATTGTTTTATTGTGGTAATGAAACGCCCTTTTTGGTTCGAACAGCCGCCGGAGCCATCCAATGAGTGATCGACTAAGCATTGCCAATGAAATGCGACAGTTTGACCGCAAGGCAAGATCATTCTATGACGACTTGACTCCAGAAGAGCGCAAAAAGTTTTCAAACTACTTGATGATACGTTGGGGATCATCTGTGGAAGGATCACGTGAACTACAAGAGTTCTATGTGATTGCCACCAACGAGCGACTGAACAAATACTTCTTTGATGTCAGCCGGCATCCCAAACTACAATGGCTCATGGCCACTAGTGTGAGTCCTGGTATGGGCACGCCAAGACATCCGTGGATTGCGCCAAAGAAAAAAGAAGCAGGACTCAGCGCCAAACGCAAGGCCTTGATGGCCATGTATCCCACCTACAAAGATGATGAGATTGATGTCATGGCGCAAATAACAACTCAAAAAGAAATTGACGCATACAACCGAGCTGCGGGCAACGACAAGAAATGACATTCACGTGCGAGTTTTGCAAAAAAGAATTTGCTAGAGAAACGTCAATAGCAGTTCACATGTGTGAGCCCAAACGCAGACGCTTGGCTCGAGATGAACCCGGAGTGCGCATGGGTTTCCAAGCCTACATTCGATTCTATGAGACCATGCAAGGCAGTGCAAAAAACAAAACACACGATGATTTTTGTGAAAGTTCATACTACCGGGCATTTGTGAAATTTGGAAACTATTGTGTAAACACCAATGTTGTTGCACCTCAACGTTTCATGACCTGGCTGCTGAAAGCACAAAAGAAAATTGATCACTGGTGCAGTGACAAAGTTTACACAGAATACTTGATTGAATACCTGCGTGTGGAAGCAGTGGACGATGCCCTGGCCCGTGCAATAGAACACAGCATGCGTTGGGCAGAAGAAACAGGTAACCCTGCACATGACTGGATGCGGTATGGCAACACCAATAGTCTATGTTATGCTGTCACAGCCGGACGCATAAGTCCCTGGGTGATTTACAATTCAGAATCAGGACAAAAGTTTCTAAGCGAACTCAGCACAGAACAAGTAGCCATGGTATGGCCCTACATTGATAGTGACGCCTGGCAAAAAAAGTTTGTTAACTACCCAGCAGATCAAGAGTACGTGAAAGATATATTAAACAAGGCAGGATGGTAACATGATTAGAAACATCACAGCAGGCCTGGGCATTCACATTTCAGGCAATAATTACAGCACACCTTACGTTGACATGGCTCGACCCAGTGCGGGCATGGTTCGATGCAACGGATCAAGTATTGAAGTATACGATGGATCAACCTGGTTAATGCTGAGTTCAAATATTCCACAGATTGAACTAGACGGAGTGACACAGGAAGCTATTCAGTGGGTTCGGCGTAAAATGGAAGAAGAAAAACGAATGTTGGAGTTGGCAAAAAAACATCCAAGTGTAGCAGATGCATTGGCAGCGGTGACTCATGCTGAAGAACAAGTTCGAATTGTGGCGGCATTGGTAGACACAGCATGAGTGCAGACATTGACATTGACTTTGCCAACAGAGAAACTGTGTTGAAATTGATTCAGCATGTTCCTGCACGACAAAGCAACGGAAGACGTCACAATTCTGGTGTGTATGTCACAGATATTCCTGTAGACCCTGTAAATGGCTGTGCAGCCATAGACTATGAATCAGCCGAACAGCGCGGCTACTTCAAACTGGACTTTTTGAACATGAGTGTGTATCAGTTGATTCGTGATCAACAGCACTATGACGAAATGTTAAACACAACACCTCCATGGTCAAGACTGTGGACAGATGGACCTTGGGCCTCTCAACTGGTACACGTGGGCAATTATACAGACTTGCTACGAATGATGAAACCAGATTCGATACCCAGGATGGCTGCTTTTATCTCAATCATTCGCCCGGGCAAAGCACATCTACAAATGAAACCCTGGGCCGAAGTATTTGCCACGGTATGGGACGGCGATGACTCACAGGGCTACACATTTAAGAAAAGCCACGCAGTTTCCTACGCGGCTCTTGTGGCCTTGCACATGAATCTCACCAACTGATTCAGTCCATTCTTCGCACCAGCGTGATTGATTTGCGTTTGGATTTTTTTCGCACAATGTCCAGCAAACTGCATGCCGGACCGTGCAGGATTTCTAGATCTTTGTTGACAAAAGTGCGTAAGGTGTAGCGGAACTGTTCCCAGTCATTGCGCAGGAATATGTTGATGGGGATTGAGCGATTGCTCTCCCACCACCATGTGCTGGCCAGTTCTAAAAACAGAATCTTGGAATTCTGATCCACCACAGTCCCAAAATCGTAGATCGTGGTCACAATGTCATCTCTGTTTTGCACAATGCCCACGTATTCTGTGTTGGCGTACACACAGAGTGTGATAAAGGGATATTTTTCTGTCAATTTTTCAAATATATTGTTACCCATGCCGCGTCTATTTTAATTCTTACTAAATATAGGTGTAGTTCGCGATACTGGAAATATCCAACTACTCTATGATTGAAAGGAATCACAGCATGACTACTTATACCAGAAACAGTCCGCCGGTTGGATACTATGTATACGCTTACCTGAGAGAAGATGCCACGCCTTACTACATTGGAAAAGGCACAGGATCACGTGCATGGGCAGATCATAATTTAATCGCTGTTCCACCAAACAACAGAATAGTAATAGTTGAACAAAATCTAACAGATCTTGGTGCCCTAGCGATTGAAAGACGACTAATACGCTGGTACGGCAGAAAAAATATTAAGACAGGAATTTTACGAAATTTCACAGACGGAGGAGATGGATCTGAAGGAAGAATAACGTCGGACACCACAAAACAAAAAATCACTAGTGCAAAATCTGGCAAGAAACGAACAGATACTGTTTGGAACAAAGGTGTTAAGTATGGCCTCGAAATTAAGCGTAAACTTGATATTTCAGGATTGGCAAAAGGACAGGGGTGGAACAAGGGAAAATCACTAAGCGAAGAGCATAAAGCAAACCTCAAGAAGGCATGGGAACGACGCAAGGCAACCGCTAAATAATAGATGTATTCAACTACAGTATATCTATACCAACAAATTGTCCGGGTGCTCTTGATAGACACCAGCGGCGGTTATTTTACAAAAAGGTACGACCCAGTGTACGCAAAACAACTAACTATCAACAAGGGAGTAGACAACGTCATACTCTTTGAATTTATCAATCAAGACCAAAAGCCTGTGAACATTGCAGGTTCAAGTTTTGTTTTTCGTGTGGTAAATCAAGCCGGAGACGAACTCTTGATCACCAAGCCCATGGAAATATTGAGTTCGACCCTGGGCAGAGTCAAGGTGGTTCTCAACAACGAAGACACCATCAATATCCAAGCACAGCCTGCCAGTTACAGCATACAACGCACAGCCGGCAACTATGTGCAGGCAGCATATACCGATGCCAACTCGCAAGCACGAGCAGATTGTAACATTGTGGATTCGGTGTTGCCGCAACATATACCGGCCGCGGAATGCACGGTGCCTGACATGTATGGAAAAAACAATTACTTTGGAGTGGGCCCAACACAATGGCCAGATTGGGCATTGACTCCACAGCCACAAAACGCCATTCAAATGACCGAATTCTACTCCAGTTACATGCCCACCAACGGTGCAAGTTTGACCACAGTCAAGTATGATCTTGTGACCTATACTGGTACTGTAAAAGTACAGGCCGCACAAAACTACGAATCAGTTTGGTATGATGTAACAGAGTCAAGACAGTATCTCAGTGAGACTGTGAGCGATTATTTCAATGTTGTGGGATTCCATCCCTTGTTACGCCTGGCGTTCAACAACTCCATTGGTTACGGTGCTCAAGCCAATGTTGTGGTTTCTAACGGAGTGGTGACTTCGATCAACATAACCAATGCTGGTGTGCAATATGTTGCACCACCATTTATCCAAATCTTGGGCAACGGTGCGGGAGCCCGAGCAACCTGTACAATTGATCCCAACGGTGGTGTGGCATCGGTAACAATCACCAATGGTGGTTCCGGATATTTGCCAATTCAATTTCAAAGCAACATATCTGCCACCGCACTTTTTACCAATGGTTTGGTCCAAAACGTTCAATATCGTTGATTTAGTGTAGCTGATCTGTTACACTAACAAGATGCTTGACATCCTTGCTTATCTGCCTGCCAAAAGAAAACCCAGCCCTCAAGGCTGGCTGAGTTTCAATGCAGTTTGTTGTCAGCACAATGGACAAAGTCCAGACCGCCGCGGACGTGGTGGCATCAAGGTCACAGAATCGGGTTGGAGCTATCACTGCTTCAACTGCTCTTATACTGCCAGTTTCACACTCGGACGAACACTCAGCTTCAAGGCACGCAGACTTCTTGGGTGGATGGGTGTGCCAGACAATGAGATTGAAATGCTCAATCTTGAAAGCCTACGTCATCGCAACATGCACGGCATCCTGGAAGATCGTCAACGTGTTGCCAACATAGTTTCAGGAATTGAGTTTGCGGAGTCAGATGACTTCCCGCCATACACAGAAGTGGTCACACCTGAATTTCCTTTGTATTGGAATTATATTCGTCAGCGTCGAGTGCCCGAAGACTTTCCAGTGATGACATCGATCAAAACTGATGGTGCAAATTGGACTAGACCCTATGTGTTGATTCCGTTTACATATGACAATCAAGTAATAGGCTGGACTGCTAGATTTTTAGATAACAAGATTCCCAAGTATATCAATCACAGTCAACCCGGCTATGTGTTTGGCACAGATCTGCAACAGCCCGACTGGCGATATGTGATTGTCACAGAAGGCATTTTTGATGCACTCAGCATTGGTGGACTTGCACTGATGCACAACACCATCAGCGATGGCCAAGCAAAACTAATTCGCAGTCTGGGTCGAGAAGTCATTGTTGTGCCTGATCAGGACCTGCCCGGTACTGAATTGATTGATCGTGCAGTTGAACTAGGATACAGCGTGAGCATTCCGGCCTGGCCCGATCATGTCAAGGATGTCAACGATGCCGTGATAGAATATGGTCGACTTGGAGCCTTGCTAACTATAATGGCAGCACGAGAAACCAGCCGAATTAAAATTGAAATAAGGAAGAAGCAACTTGTTAAAAGAATACGGACTTGATGTCCAACGACTGTTTCTAGAAATGATGTTGGAGGACGCACAAAGTTATGTGCGTGTTCAAAACATCTACAACCCGCAGAACTTTGATAGAAGTTTGAGACCTGCCGCTGAGTTTGTCAAAGAACACAGCGACAAGTTCAAGACCATGCCGGATCGCGCACAGATTGCGGCTGCCACAGGCATCAAACTACAGTCTGTGCCGGACTTGAACGAGGGGCACTTTGACTGGTTCATGAACGAATTTGAAGCATTTACCAAACGTCAAGAACTAGAACGTGCAATTTTGAAATCTGCAGACTTGCTGGAAAAAGGCGACTTTGAACCAGTTGAAAAACTCATCAAAGATGCAGTGCAAATATCACTCACCAAAGACATGGGCACAGACTACTTTGCTGACCCTGCAGCTCGCATCAACAAGTATTTCAACTCGGGCGGCCAAGTATCAACGGGCTGGCCGCAACTGGACAGATTGCTGTATGGTGGATTCAGTCGTGGTGAGCTCAACATCTTTGCAGGCGGATCGGGTTCAGGTAAATCCTTGGTCATGATGAACATTGCACTGAACTGGTTACAACAAGGATTGAGTGGGGTGTACATTACACTGGAACTGTCAGAAGAACTCACAAGTTTACGAACAGATGCCATGTTGACCAATATGAGCACCAAGGACATTCGTCGAGACATTGACACAACAGAACTCAAGGTCAAACTTGTGGCCAAGAAGTCTGGACAGTATCGTGTGAAAGCACTGCCGGCACAAAGCAACATCAATGATATTCGCAGCTACATCAAGGAAGTACAGATTCAAACAGGAATCCGTGTGGACTTTATCATGGTGGACTATCTGGACTTGTTGATGCCGGTGAGTGCCAAGGTTTCGCCCAATGACCTGTTTGTGAAAGACAAGTATGTTTCGGAAGAACTACGTAACTTGGCCAAAGAGCTAGGGTTGTTGATGGTTACTGCGTCGCAGTTGAACCGTAGTGCAGTGGAAGAAATTGAATTTGACCACAGCCATATTTCAGGTGGTATCTCCAAGATTAACACAGCAGACAACGTGTTTGGTATTTTTACAAGTCGTGCCATGAAAGAGCGCGGCAAGTATCAGATCCAGTGCATGAAGAGTCGTAGTTCAACAGGTGTTGGGCAAAAGATTGACCTGGAATACAATATTGAAACCATGCGTATCACAGACGAAGGCGGCGATGAAGGGACAGGTTACCAGAAGCCACAAAGCAGCATCATGGATTCAATCAAGGCTCGGAGTCAGGTCAAGACTGCCGATACCACAGAAGATAGCACACCTACTCAGTGGGAAAAGCCGATTGGTGGAACTCATGCATGGGACAAACCAATGGCCAAACTTGATGACAGCCCAAAAGTAACAGCAGATGTTCAAAGTGCAAAACTAAAACAATTGTTAGGACAAATTAGATCATCACAATGACATGTATTGATATTTTTAAAAATATAAACATTGTTGTTCAACAAAACAAATTAGCACTTTCGCCGTGTTGTATTTCGCCAGCTCGCCCAACAGAATTTATTGATTTTGCAAACAACAAATATCTTGTTGGGTTACGTGATGAAATGAACCGTGGGCAATTTCCAACAGCATGTAGCAGTTGTAAAAATGCTGAAGATTCTGGATTGGATAGTAGACGAAAAGGTAGTAATGCGTGGTACACTGCACAGGGTATTAACAACAATACAGTTGAGTTAGTCCGCATGGATTACTGGACTGGCGATACGTGCAATTTGGCTTGTGTGATATGCGGTCCAGACAACAGTAGTACTTGGAAACAAGAACTCGGTCTTCCTGTTGAGTTAAAAAAAGTAGTCAGCAATCAGTTTTGGAAAACTCTTGATCTCAGTAAGATAAAATTTATACATTTCAACGGTGGGGAACCGTTGTTGAGCAAAGAACATGTAAAATTTTTACATGCGGTTGAAAACAAAAATCAAGTACATCTAAATTACAACACCAATGGTACAATACTACCAAGCGAAGAGTTATTAAACTTATGGGAACAATTCCGTTTAGTGCAGGTTGATTTTAGTATTGATGACATCGGAGAACGATTTGAATACCAACGATTTCCTGCAAAGTGGAATCAAGTAGCTTCTAATTTGCAATGGTACATTGATAACGCACCGCATAATTGTATGTTTGCAGTTAACACATCAGTTGGCATTTTAAATCACAGCAATTTGCAATTGTTAACAGCATGGCTGCAAACTAACTTTCACACCACTAGGTTTACAGATCCTATAGAGCATAGACAGCAACTAACCATGGGAATATTTGCGTTACAAGATGCAGATAAAAGAAAGTCCAGGATAGAAATTATCCTGGACCAGATTGATCAAAGACGTGGCACAAACTGGCGTGCTACATTTCCAGAATTAGTTTAAGCAGCTACACCTTTGATCACAACAAAGTTGAACACAGGTGCGTCAGATGCTGTGCCGCTCACAGAAGAAAATGTGATTCTAAAACTTCCATCTGCTACAGCAGTCACAAATGTCAGGTACGTGTTGGTACCTGATTTTTGATTCACAATCACAGTGTCAGTGGCAGCAACCAAGGTGTTGGTCACAGTAAAACTGGTGTATGCCGAAGTACCAGCAGCAGTGAACAAGGTAATAGCACCTGAACGTTTGCTGAGTGTGACTCCTGTGGTGCGACTGGTACCTTGAGTTACTGTACCACCAGCACCGGCAGCGTAACCAACAGCAGTTCCTGCATCAGCCAACAACGGACGATTGAGATCATAAATGGTGATTGTGGTGCCACCGTCTACACTGCTGAAACCAAATCTAAACGTTCCTGTGACGCCAAAGGTCAGTACATTGCTGCTCAAACCTTGTACGCCGGCAGTGCCCAGGCTCACTGCCGCAGGCAATGTCACGGTGTAGGCAGTGTTGGTAACAACAAAGTCAACGTATAGCATGCCAGCAGAACCTGTGGCCGGCCAGTTTGAAAAGCTCAAGCTCACATTGGCAGTTGGCGCAATCAACTGATACTGTGCAGCACTGTAGTCCACTGTGATCGACCCCGCAGTGGTGGTTTGTTGTAGATATGTGCAACTTACATCATTTAATTTAACGGCGTATATTAAGTTATCCGCCATGTTGTTGTCCAGTGTGGTACCTGTAAGCGCAGCCTTGAAAACGCCTTTGTTTTCCAAGTCAGTGATTTCCGTAGCAGCAATTTGAAAGTTGGTTTTGGTGTTTGTAAAATTGTCTCTAAAACCTTGGGTGTTGTTCTGTTGGCCAGCCACGGGATATGTGCCGTCTATGTTGTTGGGGTTGATTTGACTTGTCATAGATATTCCTGTATAGTAGATATTTATTCTAGCCTGTTGTACACTAAATAATCCAAAGGCCCAGATCGAATGCAGAAAAAGACCCGAAGTTTACTTGAAGAACTGGATTCAATGTATGTAGAGCGTGACCGACGCCTGATCATTGAAACCCGAGCTGACAGTGTGATTGCAAGTGCCATAAGACTAATTGAACAGATAGAATCTGAATTTGGTCCCGAGCAAGCAGAGAACCTCACAAGAAAATTGCTCAATGCAATACGCACCAAAGATGCCGGTAAATTTTCACGATCTGTTAGGAGAACAAATGCAGATACATGAAATAACACACAAGCGGGTTGACGAAGCCATGCTCGGCGTTGCTGGTGCAATTGGCAGACAGATATCGGGAGCTTTGCAGAGAAAAGCCTTTGGTGGGGTAATAAGTCCAACTGGTGGTGCCACCATGGATCGTGCTCAGGCACTAAAATTGGGGCAACAACTAGCAAACACACTGACGCCTGTGATGATGAAACAATGGGGCGCTGCTGTGCAGGCTGCCATGGCAAATAGCAAGAATCCCACCACCGGTGCTCCTGTTACCAGCGTGGCTGAGTTGACCCCGGACAGCAGAAACACTCTAAAAGCCGAGTTAGATGCCATGATCAGTCAAGCCATTCAACCTCGTGGTGGATTTGACTACAACAACTTAAAAAATTCCGCAGCAAAAGATACACTGTCACAAAATCAAGCCCAAGCCGTTACCGACAAAATCAGTCAGGCAGCGGATCAAATATTCAAAGCCACTGTGGACCCTGCAGCCGGAATCAACACGGCACAAGCCTGGAAAAGTCTCGTGCAGGATGGAATTGCTGCGGCGCAAGGCATAATAGCTTTTGAAGCCGGCGGCGGCTCCGGCGATGCAGCAGCAAAAACCAGAATGGATACTGATGATATGGGACGAATGATAATCAGCATCAAGGGAGGTCCTTTCCAACTCTATGACAACAGTAACCCTCAACACAAGGCTGCTGCTCAAGCCGCAGGGATACCAGTCTCATGATGAAATTACTAGAAGGCGGCAACGTTTTTAAAAATGCCGACGGTTCACCGGCAACTCGTCGTATCCGTCAGGCCGAGATCCCTGGCACTGTGGCCTGGCTGGAGAAGCTAACCGGCCTGGATTTGTCAAAAGAAAAAGACGAAAACGGTGTTCCCATCAAGTGGTTGGGATCAACTGGTAAAAAGCCCGATTCAGGCGACCTAGATCTTGCAGTGGATGCCAACGAAATTACCAAGGCCGAACTCAAGGGCCGACTGGATGCCTGGGCCACAAAGCACAAACAGGATCCCCGAGACTGGTGTAGACTCACAGGCGAAGCTGTGCATTTCAAAACACCCATACAAGGTGATCCCAAGAGTGGTTATGCACAAACAGATTTCATGTTCATGCCCAATTTGGAATGGGGTACATTCTGGTTGGGCAGTGCACCTGGTTCAGCCTACAAAGGCGTGTTCCGCAATGTGTTGATGAGCAGTATTGCCAAGTCCCTGGGACTCAAAGCATCGGCTAAAGGTATCACAAGTCGCCAAACTGATCGCCTGGTCACCATGGATCCAGACGAGGCCGCAGGCCTATTGTTGAGCCCTGGACTCAAACGCAACCAACTGATGTCAGTCGAAAGCATCTACAAAGCCTTGGCCATGGATCCTGATCGTGACGCCAAATTGGCAGACTTCCGTGATTATATTGCACGTGAAGGCGTCAAAGAGCCTGAACTTGGTGTGGCGGAAAGTGATGTCAGCTTCCTGGCACGTCTGCGTGATCGCATTGTCAACAAAGGTTATGTTGCCCTGGTGGAAGCCGAACAAGCCGGTGTTGGCGGCAGAGCCAAAGGCATTGAACACCTGGAAGATCTTGTGTTCCGCCGTGGCACACAAGGCATCCGAGATGCTCTTGCTATTGTGCAACATGCCACAGAACAACCTAAAACAACCACAGCCAAATGGGACGGCAAACCTGCTGTGATATTTGGACGCAAGCCCAGTACCGGAGAGTTTGTGCTCACAGATGGTGCAGGTTTTGAAGCCAAGGGTTACGATGGACTGGCCACCAGTCCCCAAATGATGGCAGATATACAAAGCAAACGTTCGGGTGACAGAACTGAATTGATACAGATTTACTCCACGTTGTTCCCAATACTGGAAGCATCGTTGCCGCCCAACTTTCGCGGATATGTCAAAGGTGATTTGTTGTACATGGACACACCACCCTTGATTTCCGGCAACTATGTTTTCCAGCCCAACACTGTGGAATACAAGATTCCCGCAAAGTCTGCGCTGGGTCAGCGCATTGGCAACAGCAAGATTGGCATTGCCATACACTCGATGTATGCTGATCAAGGTGATGAACGCCAACCGCTCAGCGGCGTGGGGTTTAACGAAGTTCCTGGCTTGATGTTAGAAAAGCCAGCAAGCCCCCGGCAACTACAAACTGAAACCAACACAGAGAAACAACTCAAACAGCTGATCAAAACTCATGGACGAGACATTGATGTGTTGTTCAACCCTGCTGAATTACGAGCACACAAGATCACAGATCTAGCCAAACTGTGTGTGGATTTTATCAACACCAAGGTAGGCTCACCGCTCAACGGTGCTACACTATTGCCTGAGTTTGGAGATTGGTTGCAGACCAAGGTAACGCCACAAAAGTTCCGAAATATTGTGGAATATCTAAACAGCCCTACATCTAATACCCCAGCCCTGGCGGCAGCATTCACTGCATTTGTACTGCTGCATGATTTAAAAATGCACATTTTACGCCAAGCAGACACAGAGCACCCGGGACAAGAAGGCTGGGTCATGGCCACTCCTGCTGGCTACGCCAAAGCGGTAAATAGGTTTGATCCCCAAGCATTTGCAGCTCAAAATCGTCAGAGAAACAATCCGCAACAGGCGTGATTTTTCCAAACTGGCTAAATAAAAGCAGACCCGCTGAGGTCACTAACTTAAAGGAAAATTAAAATGGCAACATTTACAAGAGTAAACGGTACTACACAACCAGTATTTGCACTGGACGTAGCAAACGGTTCTATCGCTGGTACAGCTAACGTTGCGGCCCAAGGCCCAGTGATGTTGTCTGGCCCCAAGCTGGACTTCTTCAGCTTGACAGCCAACGCAGCACTCACAAACGCTGGTAACGTCAATGGTTATCTGAACAACGTGTTCCAGGCTATCCAGTCTGGCGCAGGCATTGTTGACGGTGGCGCTGGTGGAACAATTGCGTTCTACGACATTGGACCTGCAGCAGGTTTGATCAGCTTGGCTATCTACCCAAGTGGTGCTTATACAACAGCAACATTGGTAGCGGCAGCTCAAACAGCCAACGCAACTGGTGGTTTGAACATTGGTATCCCAACTGGTAACGTTTCCAACGTTGCTACATTCACTGGCTTGCAGACCTAATAACTAATTTTAGGTTAATAACACCCTGGAGGTAAAAACTCCAGGGTTTCTTTTTGGCATTAAATAATCCTAGCATGAAAATCATATGCCGAACCTTTTTTGATTGCAGCGCCACTGGTGTAACCGGACATTTCAGATCCAGCGAAATACCGTTTGTGGATCAGGCGGGTCAACAGATAAAAAATCAACAAGATTGGAATCACTCGCGTAATCAACAACGCAATTGGGAAACCTTGTTGCAACTCATCAGCCTGCGAACACAACCTGTGGATATCACTATTCCTGTGCAACAAAACGGCATTTGGGAATTTGAATTCAAAAGTGAATCTCAAGGTGTGTTTGAAGTTTACAACAATCCTGATCTCTTGGCTGGGCTAAAAACTGATTGTGAAGGCGTTCCTATGATGTTGAATCTCAAAGAACAACCCGAGTTATCTCCCACTATAACCACCAACGGTGATGATCAAAATATTTGGTTCACTGCGGTAAATACATCATTGGAGTAACCATGGTTGATACCACCGACATCGAAAAGAAAAGTCTAGAAGCGCATGTAGAGCTCTGCGCCGAGCGTTATAAGTTTTTAGAAACCAAACTTGACTCAGTTGAGGAAAAAATAGTTGCCGTAGCCGAATCAGTTGCCACAGTAAAAAGCACAGTTGATGTCATGGCAACAAAAAATAATGATCGACTCATACAGTGGGGTGTTGGCATCATCGGGTTCTTGGTGGCCACTGTGGCTTACCTAGTGAACCAATACGTATTCAAATGAACAAAGAACAAAAGCTTGAACAGTGGGCTGAACGTGAACTAAAACGTAATTTACCGTCCATCATTCTAGAAGATGATAATGGTGGCGTAGTTGTGTTTGGAAAGTATTTTATTCAACCTCGTGACACAGAATATGTGGTCAGTACCTGGGATCAAGAAATAAATTGTTTCAGCAGCAAAAAAACAGCAATGAGCTGGTGCACTGCCGATCATCAAGGACACTACAAATTAAGCAATTTAATTTTGGTGTTGGACCGTAAAAAACAAACATTGGCAGCAGACATCTACTGCCGTAAAAAAATAGGCGAGCACGGCCGGCACGAAAATTTCAATGAAATAATAAACATGAAAATCCAGCCCAAGATTAACTGCTACAATGCAGTTAACTCAGAATTGGAAAAATGTGTAAATCAGGCTAAATATCTACAGATTAGAGGATTCAATAATGAAACTGCAAGAACTATCGGCCACCAAGCCAAGTAAGCAAATTGCCAAAGTATTTGAAAGTTACTTTGGTTCGCGTATTCCCTTCAACCAACTAACATCCAAACAAGCCGCTGTTATGTTGGAAAAAGTACAGGGTGTGCTCCGGGAGCATCGCTCAACGGTGGCACGTCATCACAGTGAAAAGAATCCAAAATATCTGCAACTGGTCATGATGGAACAGGCTCTTGTGGGCAGGCTCAAAGAGGCCATGGCTCCCGTGGCTGGTACCAGCGGAACTGGCGCTGTTGGTGGTGCAGCTCCTGCAGGCGGCACAGGAAGTGCAGCCCCAGCAACACCACAAGCTGCTGTGGCTGGTGGAAAGCCTGCTGTGGCTGGTGCAGTGGCAAAAGATCCCAAGTTGGCTGCGGCCCTTAAAAAGAGTAGTGCTGGTCAAAGTTTGACCCCCGAAGAACAAAAACTGGTAGCTGGCGCTGCCATGATGCAAGCTGAAAGTCGTTTACGTCGTTTCATGAAGCGTCTAAACGAGAGTGAAGTACAACAAGCTCAAGTTGTGCTGGCTGCTCAAGACATGGTTGACAAAATGCAAGGCATGTTGGAAGATGTCAGCGAATTGCAGTTCAAAGAATTACCAGCCTTGGTTGATTCGATCAAGAACCAGGTTGGTGTTGATCAAGCCAGCCAATTCAATGCAGACGCCACCGCCGCACTCACAGGCCTGTTGCAAAATATTCAAGGCGCCAAGCAACAACTTGATGCCGCCCTTGGGGTGGTAACTGGGCAAGCACCAAGTGGCGCTGCCGCTGCTGGCGCAATGGGCGCTGATATTGCTGCTGGCGCCGCTGACATGAATGCTGCTGCTGGTGACATGGCTGCTGCTGGTGACATGGGTGCCGATACTGCTTTAGATACAGCCGCTGCCGAAGCTGGCGCAGAAGCTCCTGCTGCTGCACTAGGTCGAGCCAAGAGATAATGAAAATATTTGAAGTTGATGCTGGCCAGGCACCAACTCCTGACCCAGAACAACTGTCAGGGTTGGTTCAGTTTCTCAATGGTCGAGCCAACAACACCAATGCCAAGAAAGAAATCAGCCAGGATGCATTTGTCAAACTGGCCAATGATTTAGACATCAATATAACTCCACAAAATCTAGCTGATGTTGTGAGCCAACCACCACTCAGCAACTTATTGGAACCCATGGATCCAAACACAGGTATGTTGATGTTCAAAGGTGCTGGACAACCAGATGTTGGTATGCCTGTAAATCGAGCACAGGACATTGTGGCAGCCGCAGCCAAATCAGCAGCCAAAAAAGACCGCGGGGTCTAACCAATTTAGTCAACTAATGGTTGACCTAAAACGTTAATTAGTGTATAGTCTACAAACTAAACCCTAGGAGAATCCTATGACACGCCTGGCAATTTTGTTCGCACTGTTTGCAGCCACTGCACCATCAGCAATGGCTCAATACAACAGTTTCAGCACTGTGGAGATTGTGAGAGTTGAACCACGCATGATCACCACATATCAACAACAATGTCGCGAAGTGGCTGTTCAAACTCCTGCCACTTCGGGCAATACAGCAGGCGGCGTTTTGGGAGCCATTGCAGGTGCTGCAATTGGCAACCAAATTGGTGGTGGTTCTGGTCGCGACATTGCCACAGTGGTGGGCGGTGTAGTAGGCTATCAAGCCGGACGTGGTGAATCACAGCCTGGCGGAATCAGTTATCGCACTGTGTGCGAATCTGTACCGGTTATGACACAGCGAGGCGAAACAGTGACTTTTAGATATCGCGGTCGACTATTCAGCCAGACGTTTGACTAACACAATAAACTCTATGGCCTATTCAGAAAAAGTAGTTGATCATTATGAAAATCCCAGAAACGTGGGATCGTTTTCCAAAGACGATCCCGATGTGGGCACCGGCATGGTAGGGGCACCTGCTTGCGGAGATGTAATGAAACTTCAAATAAAGGTAGACCATGATACAGGCATTATTACAGACGCTCGCTTTAAGACGTATGGCTGCGGCTCGGCGATTGCAAGCTCAAGCCTTGTCACAGAATGGGTCAAAGGAAAAACCCTTGACCAAGCCGCTGAACTCAAAAACAGTGAAATCGCCGAAGAACTAGCATTGCCTCCGGTCAAAATACATTGTTCAATCCTTGCTGAAGACGCTATCAAAGCCGCGGTAGAAGATTATCGAAAACGGCATGATATCGTTCACTGACACAGCCCGAAACAAGATCTCTAAACTAGTTGCGGCCAAAGGCTATGCAGGAATTCGGCTTGGCGTAAAAACCACTGGTTGCTCTGGCCTGGCTTATGTGTTAGAATACGTGAACAAATACACACCCCAAGATGGCAGCATCAACTATGCGCAACCTGAATTTGTTGTGATTGTGGATCAAAAGCATGACGTGTATTTGCAAGGAATGATTGTTGACTATGTTAGACAAGGCCTCAACGAGGGGTTTGAATTTCGCAATCCCAATGAGCGTGATCGTTGTGGGTGTGGAGAAAGTTTTAGAGTTTGAAACAAAAATACATTGACTTATACATGGACTGGGCTCGGCGTGCCGCCGAACTCAGTCATGCTCGACGTCTACATGTGGGCGCAGTGGTGGTCAAAGACGACACTGTGATCAGCTATGGCTACAACGGTATGCCTGCAGGTTGGGACAACAACTGCGAAGATGAAATCTATCAACAAGACGGCACAGTGGGGTTGAAAACCAAGCCTGAGGTTTTGCACGCCGAGTCAAACGCTATTGCCAAGTTGGCTCGAGGACTCAACAGTGGTTTGGGCGCAGACATTTTTATCACTCATGCTCCGTGCTTGGAGTGTGCAAAACTGATCTATCAGTCAGGAATTCGTCGTGTTTATTTTGGTGAAAACTATCGCGACTCGGCTGGCACTGAATTTTTACAAAAATCTGGAATTGAAGTAAACAAATTATGATCACTCAACGTTACAACTACGCACCCCTTGACCGCACCACCATTGATGGCAAGCGACATTATTGCTTGCCCGACGGCAGCAAGGTTCCCAGTGTCACAACTATACTTGATAAAACAAAGCCAGCTGAAAAAGTACAAGCTCTGCAGAATTGGAAAAAACGTGTGGGCGAGCAACGGGCACAAGAGATCACCACAGAAGCTGCAAATCGCGGCACACGTATGCATGCCTACTTGGAGCACTATGTTTTGCAACAAGACATGAAACCTTTGCCATCAAATCCATTTGCTCACCCCAGCTGGTTTATGGCTGCAGAAGTTATTCTCAAAGGACTAGGCAATGTCGACGAATTTTGGGGCGTTGAAGTTCCTTTGTACTACTCGGGACTTTATGCAGGCACCACAGACTGCATTGGGCTATGGAAAGGACGTCCTGCAATCATGGACTTCAAGCAGACCAATCGGCCCAAAAAGAGAGAGTGGATCGATGATTATTTCTTACAACTTGCAGCCTATGCTGCTGCTCACAACGAAATGCATGGAACCACCATTGATCAGGGTGTTATTTTAATGGCCTGCCAGCCCAAGTTGCTGGAAGATGGTACTTATTCTACCCCAGAATATTTTGAATTTGAAGTTTTGCCCAATGAATTTGCTCATTGGGCCAATGAGTGGATGAAACGAGTGGAGCTATACTATTTGATACGCTAAATATGTGATATCGCAAGGACTATCACTGTGGCAATAGTACAAATTTCAAGAATTACCCAACGCAAGGGTCTAGCACAAGATTTACCTCAACCCCTGGCCGGCGCAGAGCTGGGTTGGTGTACCGACACTCGTCAACTTTTTATTGGCAATGGCACCCTAGTAGATGGTGCGCCAGTGGTGGGTAATACCGAAATACTTACTGAATTCAGCGATGTTCTTGCAGCCTCCACAGCCTATACCTACAAAGGTCAAGCCGCCGGTTATGTTGTACAAACTGGAATCAGCGCCAGCACACCCATCAGTCAAAGTTTGCAGTCAAGACTGGACAGCATAGCAATTATTACAGATTTTGGGGCCACCGGCGATGGCGTTACTGATGTCACTGCCCACATCAACAATGCACTGTATCAATTGTACTGCCGTGATGTCAACACACAGATACGTCGCAGTTTGTATTTTCCTGCTGGCACCTATGTCATCAGTGACACATTGAACATTCCGCCATATTGCAATCTATATGGCGATGGCCCCGAAAGCACCATTATATCATTTACTGCATTGACTTGGACCAATGCAGTTTCCTACAGCAGTGGTGTCCTGGTCAAGAACGGTGCCTCCTACTACAGAAGTGCAGCCGCAGTGCCTATTGGTATCTCTATTTCCAACACATCGTACTGGACGCCTACCACTCTGCCCAGTTACATTTTTAGAACCGCCGACAGCCTGCAACAAACTGGTGCCAACATTGGTACCAATGGTGCAACACCACCGGGTGATTTTGAGATGTCCAACATGAAATTTGTGACCGATCAAGTTCATGATGGTTGCTACATTGAAGCAGCCAGGGATTGTTCTTTCCAAAGCATAAACATACAAGGTCCTGAAACCACAGCGTCACTGACAACCCCAGTCAACAACACTGCCTGTGTGAGCTGGAATACCACCCCGGGATACACCTGTAGCAATATAGAATGGAATCATTGTAAATTTTCAGGCATGATATGGGGCACAAACACAGCCGAACAAATTGAATCGGTGACATTTAGCAATGGTTTATTTGATACATTGTATCAAGGTGTGTACCTGGGAGCCACACTGGCGCCAGCAGTGGGCCCAACTGGATTCCGCATTGTTGAAAACCAGTTTGACAATATCTATGGCGAAGGTATAGTAATTGAGAACGTGGGTCTTAACTGCTCGGCATACAATGCATTTTATGATGTAGGCAATCACTTTAATGGTGCTAACTTGCCATCCACACCAGTAATTGACATCAACGGTTTAAACAATGTCAGCGTTGGCGACATGTTCGAGCGCACTACTCAATTTGCTGATGGTTCAACACCAAGAATTAGACTGAACAATTTGAATGGTATTGCACTGGGCATGAATGTCAGCAATATCACATTTTATCAAAACAACAGTGCCGGCGCAACGCCCTACAACTATGCCAATCAATTGGGTCTGGGCACATATCAACGCACAGCTGGTATCACTGACACCTTGGCCGACAATGCCAGCAGCGCAAGAACTCTACTGACATTTGATGCCGGATACATAAAAGCAGTGAAAATTGATTATACCATTGTTCGTGGAGTTGATGTACAATCTGGATCCTATATCATTATCGCTGGAACTGATGCTTCGGGCACGGGTCTAGCCGGACAAGATACCAGTTTGGACAACGGTACCGGACCCGGAGTGACGTTCAGTCAAAGCGAAACTGCCAGTGTGGTTAGTTGGACCTACACAACCACCAACACCGGTAATGCTGGAACCATTTATTATTCTGTAACAAAACTAGCCTGATGTGGCCACGCACTTTTGCCGAGAGGCTGGCGAGTTGGAATCAACTCAGAAATCAAGCCGCCACTGCTGATCTTGAAACTGCCCTGCGCCAAATCAATAGTTGGTGGTTTCAAACCCCCTGGCGCGCCTATCATTTACATTGGGATGATCGGGATTCCTGGCCCGATCCTTGGCAATTATTGAGCGACGATATCTACTGCCCACTTGCTCGTGCCCTGGGAATCATGTATACTATAACTTTATTGGATCGTGAAGATTTGCAAGATGCTGTGTTGGTCGAGGTCGCCAGCGACAATTTAGTCCTGGTGCACAAAAAGAAATATATATTGAATTGGGACACGGATACCATCTTAAATATCAATCCAACCGGATCAAAAATCCAACACAGCATTGCGCAACAGCAACTAAAACAACAAATTAGGTAACAATGAAACAAATTACAGTGGAAAAACGCAACGGAACTCGCGAGCCGTTGGCGTTGGAAAAGTGGCAAGCGCAGATCGCCAAGGTTTGTTCGGGCATCGCGGACGTCAGTCAGAGCATGATTGAAATCAAGGCCCAACTGCATTTTTATGATGGAATTACCACAAAAGAAATTGATGGAATAACCTTGCGTGCCATAGTGGACCTAATTGATGTAGAGTCAAATCCCGATGTAGGACACACCAACTATCAGTATGTGGCTGGCAAACAGCGTCTCAGTATGCTGCGCAAGGATGTCTACGGCACTTATGATCCCCCTCATTTGTATGAAATTGTCAAAAGAAACGTAAAAGTTGGACTCTATACGCCAGAGCTTCTTGAATGGTATTCAGAAGATGATTGGAACCGCATGAATGACATGATCGATCATGCCAAGGACGAGCAGTATTCTTATGCAGCGGTAGAACAGTTGATTGAAAAGTATCTTGTTCGCAATCGTAGCACCAAGGAAATTTACGAAACTCCGCAAGTACGATACATGATTGCGGCAGCCACAGTGTTTCACAAAGAAGAGCCCAACTCGGCTCGTATGCGCTATATCAAGGAATATTACAATGCGGCTTCTGACGGCTTATTTACTCTCGCTACTCCTGTTCTTGCTGGGCTTGGCACTCCCACTAAGCAGTTCAGTAGTTGTGTGCTCATACGCAGTGATGATGATCTTGACTCCATTTTTGCTAGCGGCGAAATGATGGCCAAGTATGCCAGCAAACGTGCTGGCATTGGTTTAGAGATTGGTCGCCTGCGTCCCTTGGGCTCGCCCATTCGTGGCGGCGAAATCATGCACACTGGCATGATTCCTTTTTTAAAGAAATGGTTTGGTGATCTACGATCATGTTCACAAGGCGGTATTCGTAATGCAAGTGCCACTGTGTTTTATCCCATATGGCATCATCAGTTCGATGATCTCATTGTTCTCAAGAACAATCAAGGCACCGAGGAGACTCGAGTCCGACACATGGACTATGGAGTGGTACTATCTGCTTTCTTTTGGCGTAGATTTAAACGCAAAGAGCATATCACTTTCTTTGACCCCAATGAAGTGCCGGATCTTTACGAGGCATTCTACAGAAACACTGAGCTCTTTGAAAAACTTTATGTGCAGTATGAAGCACGATCTGATCTTCGCAAGAAAACTATGTCTGCGGAAGAAGTATTCAAGTCGGGCATACTCAAGGAGCGAACAGACACTGGTCGTATCTATCTAGTGTTCATTGACAATGTGATGAATCAAGGTCCCTTTGATTCTGAGTACCATACAATCTATCAAAGTAATCTCTGCTGTGAAATTCTCTTACCCACAAAACCATTTAAAAGATTGGATGATGCTGATGGGCGAATCGCGCTCTGTACGCTTGGAAGTATTAACTGGGGTGCATTCCGGAATCCCGAAGACATGCGCAGAGCTTGTAGAATTCTGCAGAGATCCTTGTGTAATATCCTTGACTACCAAGACTTCCTCTCAATCCAAAGCCAGTTATCGAATGACGAAATTCAGCCGCTTGGTATCGGCATTACTAACCTTGCTTACTGGCATGCCAAGCGCGGACTGCAATACGGTGACAAAGACGCTCTGGCCGAGGTTAAGTCGTGGATGGAGCACCAGGCCTATTACCTCACCGAGGCCACAGTCGAACTTGCCAAAGAGCGAGGCCCTTGCAAAGATTCGGACCGCACCTGGTATGGTCGTGGTGTCTTTCCTTGGGAACGACGTGCCACCGGGGTCAACGAACTCGCGGACTTTTCGCCTGAACTAGATTGGGAACCATTGCGTAAGGAGATGAAAGAACATGGTGTAAGAAATGCTACTCTTATGGCTATTGCTCCAGTTGAGTCTAGTAGTGTTGTTATTAATAGTACCAATGGTATTGAAATGCCAATGAGCTTGATCTCTGTGAAAGAAAGCAAAGCAGGAAGTCTCACACAGGTTGTTCCTGAGTATCACAAACTCAAGAACCGGTATCAAATGATGTGGGCGCAGAAAGACTGTGACGGATATTTGAAAACTGCGGCTGTGTTGGCAGCTTACGTTGATCAAAGCATTTCGACAAACACATTCTACAACCCAGCACACTTTGCAGATCGCAAGGTTCCAACCACCCTGATTGCAAAAAATCTAATGCAAGCACACTACTGGGGATTGAAAACATTTTATTATAGTCTAATCAACAAACAAGGCGCCAAGGCCCGCGACGAAGAACTTATCGATTTGCCACACAGCACTGAAATTCTTGATGAAGAAGACTGCGAAGCCTGTAAACTTTAACGGAACAACATGAAAAAACGTAATTACACACCAGAAACAGTTTGTCGTCTTCAAGGCTCAGTGCAAGTTGATCACACCTTGGCCCGCCTGGGCGCCAAGAAACTTCGTGAACTCTTGGCCACTGAGCCATATATCAACACCCTGGGAGCCTACAATGGTCAACAGGCAGTGCAACACGCCAAGGCCGGACTGAAAGCAATTTATCTATCAGGCTGGCAAGTGGCCGCAGCCAACAACACAGCACTACAAACCTACCCCGATCAAAGCTTGTATCCTGTGAACTCAGTGCCACAGGTTGTGCGTGGCATCAACAATGCTTTCCGTCGAGCAGATCAGATTGAATACAGCGAAGGTGAGGTAACCACTGACTACTTCTTGCCCATTGTGGCCGATGCTGAAGCTGGCTTTGGTGGTGCACTCAACGCATATGAGCTCATGATGGCCATGATCGAGGCTGGCGCTGCTGGTGTGCACTTTGAAGATCAACTGAGTTCAGAAAAGAAGTGCGGCCACCTGGGCGGCAAGGTGCTGATTCCCACCAGCCAGGCCATTCGCAACCTCAATGCCGCACGTTTGGCTGCCGACGTAGCCGGTGTAGACACAGTGATCATGGCTCGCACCGATGCAGAAGCTGCCACACTGATCACATCGGACCATGATCCACTTGACAAGGAGTTTGTAATCGATGAACGCACAGAAGAAGGATTCTACAAATTTAACAACGGTATCGATGCTTGTATTGCTAGGGGTCTTGCTTACGCCCCTTATGCTGATCTCTTATGGTTCGAAACTAGCACCCCCGATATCCAACAGGCCAAACGATTTGCAGACGCAATCCATGCTGAATTCCCAGATCAAATGTTGGCCTATAACTGCTCACCCAGTTTCAACTGGCGCAAATTTTTGTCTGAAGCAGAATGCGAATCCTTCCAGCGCGAACTAGGTGAGCTGGGATTCCGGTTTCAGTTCATTACACTTGCGGGGTTCCATTCAGTGAACCTTGCTACCTTTGAACTTGCAGAAGCATATCGGGCACGTGGCATGGCTGGTTACAGCGAGATGCAACAACGTGAGTTTGCTGCACAACAACGTGGCTTTACCACCGTGAAACATCAACGCGAAGTTGGCGTCAGCTACTTTGACTTGATCTCGGAAGCCGTGGGCGCCACATCTACTGTGGCCAATAAAACAAGTACAGAACACGATCAATTCTAATGAAGACCGTTGCTGTTATTGGTGCAGGCATCACCGGACTTGCCACTGCCTATTACTTGGCAAAAGAAGGATATCAAGTATCTGTATTTGAAGCAGAACGTTATCCAGCCATGAAGACCAGCTTTGCCAATGGGGGACAAATCTCTGTCAGCAACAGTGAAGTTTGGACCAGCTGGAGCAACGTCAAGAAGGGCCTCCGGTGGATGTTTACAAAGGATGCACCTTTGCTTATTCCTTTGCGCTGGGATTGGGCACAGTGGAAGTGGATTGTTAAATTTTTGTTCTATACCATTCGAGGTGATTACAACAAAAACACCGCATGGACCATCCGCACTGGCATCGAGAGTCGCAAACTGTACGACGAGATTCGACAGGAAGAAAACATTGACTTTGATTACACCAAGTGTGGCATCCTGCATTTCTATAAAGATCAAGAATATTGGGACAATGCAAAAGCAGTTAAAAAAATTTACAATGACAACGGTTGTAAATGGGATTTGTTGGTCAGTGCTGCTGATGTCAAGGCTGTAGATCCGTCTCTAGCTGGAATTACAAATGTCATTGGCGGCGCCTGGACGCCAAGTGATGCAACCGGTGATATCCATGCATTCTGTTACGAGCTTGCAGAAATCTTAAAGACCAAGTATGGGGTAGCATTTCATTACAACACAAAGATCAACGATCTTCGCGCTCTGTGTTATGATGCCACAGTTGTTTGCAATGGCGTTGGCAGCACAGCGTTGGCAAAAAGCATTGGCGATGATTTACCAGTATATCCAGTTAAAGGATACTCGATCACCATCAACGACGTTGATCCTGCACATTTGCCCCGGGTAAGTTTGTTGGATGATCAATCCAAAATTGTTACTGCAAGCCTAGGTAATCGTTTCCGTGTGGCAGGCACAGCTGAACTGGCCGGCGAGAATTATGATATCAGGCGTGATCGTATACAACCATTATTGGATTGGGTACACACAAACTTTCCCAATATCAACACACACAGTTACACACAATGGGCATGTTTGCGTCCAATGACACCAAACATGATGCCAATAATCAAGCAAAGTAAATCCAATCCCAAAGTTTTTTACCACACTGGACATGGCCATTTAGGTTGGACATTGAGCCCAGCTACTGCTAAAATAGCAGTGAATCTTGTCAAGGAAACAATATGAGCAGAGAACAATACAATTTAAAAACAAAAACAGACTATCTCAATAGAAAAATGTTCTTGGATCCTGCGGGTCCTGTGACTGTTCAACGTTTTGAAGAAGTCAAATACAACAAACTGGTCAAGTACGAACAAGAAGCACGTGGCTTCTTTTGGGTACCAGAAGAAATCTCCTTGACCAAAGATGCACAAGACTTCAAAGACGCCAGTGAAACAGTCCGGCATATCTTTACATCAAACCTGTTGCGTCAAACAGCCCTAGACAGTTTGCAAGGTCGTGGCCCCAGTCAGATCTTCACACCTGTGATTTCAATTCCTGAGCTTGAGAGTCTGGTGTACAACTGGACATTCTTTGAAACCAACATCCACAGTCGCAGTTACAGCCACATCATTCGTAACATCTACAATGTACCCAAGGATGTGTTCAACACCATCCACGATACTACAGAAATTGTGGACATGGCATCAAGTGTGGGCAACTATTATGATCGTTTGCACATGATCAATTGCCGTAAAGAACTGCTGGAAAAGTTCCCCGAGCATGAACATATCCGAGCAATATGGCTTGCGCTGAATGCTAGCTATGCACTAGAGGCATTCCGCTTCATGGTATCATTTGCCACCAGCTTGGCCATGGTAGAGAACAAGATCTTTATTGGCAACGGCAACATCATCAGTCTGATCTTACAAGACGAAATGCTGCACAAAGAGTGGACTGCTTGGTTGATCAATCAAGTGGTCAAAGAAGACTCACGCTTTGCTGCTGTCAAAGTCGAATGCGAAGCTGAAGTATATCAAATGTTCGCGGACGTGATTCGCGAAGAAAAAGCCTGGGCTGACTATTTGTTCCAGAAGGGCCCTGTGATTGGTCTCAACTCGCAGATTCTCAAAGACTTTGTGGACTTTACAGCATTCAATGCGCTCAAAGAAATTGGGATTAAATACACCGCAAGCTACCCACGTTCAACACCGATTCCTTGGTTCACCAAGCATGTAGACACCAGCAAAAAACAAACTGCATTGCAAGAAAACGAATCAACAAACTATGTGATTGGTGTAATGAGTGACAGCATTGATTACGATAAACTACCCAACCTATAATCAACAAAAAGGAAAATAAAATGAAAGCTACTGTATGGAGCAAGTACCACTGCCCTTACTGCGATCAGGCCAAGGCCTTGCTCACACAAAAGGGTATTGAGTTTGAAGAAAAAAAGATTGGTGATGGATACACCAAAGAAGACCTATTAGAAGCAGTTCCAAATGCTCGCACCGTGCCACAAATATTTCTTGGCGAAGAGCTAGTGGGAGGCTTCAATGAGCTTAGACAACGCCTCGCTTGACAGTATCACCATTGACTGGTTCAAAGAAAAAATACCAGACTTTGAAAACAATAAATTTTTCACTGCTGATTGGTTTTCAAACGGCTTGATAAATTTTGAGTATGTCAAACAGCAGATGGGCGCACTACCGCAGTCGATATTGGAAATCGGATGCCACGAAGGGCGCAGTACATGTTGGATGTTGGAAAATTTTCTAGCTGACAACGGAACCATTACTTGCATAGATCCCTTTGCTCATGACCCACTAAGTGCGTTCAGAAACGAACGTCCACCTGAAAATAGAATCATTGAGCAAATATTTAGACACAACACTGATTTAGCCAAAGGTCCAGATCAGACAATTCAACTGATGCCAACCTTGAGTTTCTACGCTCTAGCTGATCTGATCACTAAAAATGCGCAATTTGATTTCATCTATGTTGATGGCAGTCACAGTGCAGATGAAGTACTGGCAGATGCTGTGATGGCGTTTGGATTGTTGAAAAAGAACGGGTACATGATTTTTGACGACTACCTTTGGAAAGAGGCAGCCGACTCATTGGATCGTCCCAAAATGTCTATTGATGCTTTTGTAAACATGTTTCAAAAGCACATAGACGTTAAAATGATTAACTATCAACTTGTTATACAGAAAGTTTAAAATGCAATTAATCGCAACACCCGGTCAAGTTTACACCTTTAAGTTGAACTCAGGAGAAGAACTCATTGCCAAGGTCAAAATGGCCGGCAGCGAGTGGGTCGAGATCGAGCATCCTGTGAGCGTGGCCCCGGGCCCACAGGGCATGGGCCTGGTACCCAGTATGTTTACCGCAGATCCTGACGCAGAAATCAAGCTAAATACAGCCAGCGTGGCAGTTTATGCATTGACTGACGATCCTGTCAAAATGAAATACATTGAAGCCACCACTGGTATCAAGGTGCCAGAGAAGAAACTAATACTAGGATAAAATGCCAGCAGTTCAACGTGACGGGGATTTAGATAACGGAGGGGGCATAGCTCAAGGTGGTGTCGGCACGGTTCGTGTGAACGGTAAAGCAATAATGGTTGCTGGCCAGCCTGTAACAGCGCATCCTAAGAAACACAGTGGCCAAACCACAGGCGGTAGCTCTACAGTCAAAGCTGGTGGTCTTCCGGTTATCAGAACCAACGATGTTGATAGCTGTGGACACATTCGTGTGGGCGGTAGTCCTGATGTGAGGGCTGGTTAATGGCTCAAAGCATTGTGTCACCGTTGCAGCTAACCGCGACTGCATCCTTGTTACAAAATCAAGGAATCAAGCCGTTTCCATCCGCTCTGGCCACAGCTATCCAAAACTTCAATGCCACCACAGTGATCAGTAATTTTATTGCTGCGGTAAATGCGTACAAGGCTCAATCATATGCCACAGAATCCACGTTGGATCTTTTGCTACGTATTGGTGCCACTGTGTGCCCGGCTCTGGGAAACAGTATTCCTGAGAATCCTGTTGGAAGTTACCCGTATCTTGACAGTGAGTACCTGATCAATTATCTAGGTGCCACAGACGGATCCACGCTTGACCCATCGGGATTTTCCAATCTTGTAGAACAAACCTGCGCAGCTTATCTTGGCAATGGGGATGCCAGTAAATTTTGCCAAGGGTTTATGTCAGTGCAAGGCTATATTGCCACCACCAATCAGTATATCAATAGTGGTGTCAATGCCAATCAGTATCTAGGTCCGCTGTTTACCGACATGGATGACATTGTGACCGGCGGTATTTCTAAAGTCACAACCGACTTACCTAATTTTGGTGTAGACTTGTTCAAGCAGGGAAATTTGTGGAACCCCAACAAATTGGACCTATATGGCACACCGGCGGGATTGATACAACAAATTTCAGCCTTGGCCGGAATTCGAGGTCGAACTGTGCCTGCATTACAGAATGCCATGATCAGCATGGGTCTCACAGCCAACAACATAGCTGACTTGACGAACGACAATCGTGTGGGTTTGAACCGACCCAACGGACTCACGCAGAATGAATTTGACAAACTGCAACTCATGGCCTACAAAGCAATTAGCATGATCTCGGGTGATGACCTGCAACAGATCTTGGACATCTTGGGAGTTACTACCCCGGGAGTAGACAGCCTTGATGATTTGCTGAATCCGGTAATCATGTTCCCATTGAGCTATTCATCCTTGCAGACACCTAGCCCCAATGGTCCTGTACTGATTTTTAATTCAACTGGTGCAGTGAATTCCAGCATCGCCCCCATAGTCAACAGTTACTTGCCCACAGCGTCTGGCTGTGACGAGCTAGGCAAAGTGATTCCGCCTGCACAGGCTGTGGCCAACAAAGCCATACAGGTGGCTCTGCAACAAGTCAACAACGTGCCCAATATCGTGTTGCCAAAGTTGGCTGAAATTGTGATAGGTGGGTTAGATAATCCTTGGACAATAACACAGCCCTATTTGGCCAACACAGTGGTGAGCTTGGGTATACCGGTGGCCAGTTATTATAGAGCTGTTGCTGACGTTCCTGCTGGGATAGATATCAACAATACCGCCTACTGGGAACCGACCACCCTGGGTGGTCTTAGTACCATGGCCGGGTTGCCACTGATACAAGCGCAAACCACTCCGGTAGATAGTTCAGTCACAAATTATATCGCAAACACCTTGGCCACCGGCACCGGTCCCAACGGTACAATCACCACATATGATGTGCTGGGTCTGGCACTCGATGCAGATGACTTTGCTGCACAATTGAACACCGCCACCGCAGCCGTCAATGCTTTGCAAACCGCGGGCAGTTTGGCCACTCTAAACACTGCCTACAACAACATTGCTACTGCGCCCAATGATGCCAATGCATTGGTGCACATTGGTCAAGCCAATGCAGCCATTGCTGCACTCAGTGCCAGTCCCTACGTGACCACACTCAACACAGCTTGGAATTACATGGCCAATCTTATGAACCTGAGTGCCAAGTACACCAGTGAAGCCGGTGTAGACTACTTCAATTTGCAAGCTGGTATAATAACCAATGTGTACAGTTTTGTTCAGAACTTGCCGCGTTATGGTTTGCTCACGGCCTTGGACGATGCTGCTGAGTTCATGGAAAACATTGCCGATACCACTACCCTGGGAGGCCAGGCCATTGTTGCCGTTATGCGGGAAGGTCGCAATGATTCAAGATTGGCTGCTGGCAGCTTGTACAACACCAACCAAATACCCAGCGATCCAGAAGTTACGCCAGTCCCGGTGATTGTGCCGGTGACTTGATCAAAAACACAACAAAAGTAGTCGTTTTGTGTTGACCTAGCACAAACACACATATATAATACAGAATGACATCTTGTCATTCAACTTTTAAAAGGAATATATAATGAAAAAATTTGCAATTGCAACCGTGATCGCTCTTGCCGCTGGCGCAGCTTCTGCTCTGGAAGTTGGTGTTACAACTGGCCGCGATTATGCTGGAACTGGTCGCAACGCCACTGGTTTAACTGTTGGTCAAAACTTGGGCCCTGTTAATGTCACCGCTGGTTTTGATCGCGCCACCCTGGGTACCAACGACCAAGATCGTTACAGCCTGGTTGCTGGTTACAATGTTGCCAAACTGGGTCCTGTGACTGTTGCAGTCAAAGGCGGTGCTGCTTATCTCAACAATCAAACTGGTAACGATGGTTACGCTGCCTTGGTTGGTGTGGGTGCCAGTGTCCCCGTTGCCAAGAAAGTTGCCTTGACCCTAGATGCTACTCGCCAGTACGGTCAAAGCAGTGTGAGCAGCTTCGACGGCAATCGTGTCACTGCCGGCGTCAAGTTCAGCTTCTAAAAAGTAATACTCGATCAAGTATTAAAAACCCTGCTCGAGGCAGGGTTTTTTAATGTAATTTAATATTATGTTTTAGACTGATGGTGGTGCACCCGGGCTCACAGTTACATTTTCGATAAATTGATCTCCAGACGATAGTTGCCACCACCACATACCGTTTAAATCAGTGTGATCTATTTCCTGGGAATCTACCAACGTTCCGTTGATGTAAGTATTTCCAAACGGTTCCCATGGAAAAGTAACATAATTATTGGGCCCAGAGGAGACATAAGTGTTGGCCGTATTTCCCGGTAACCAACTATAATTTGCCTTTAAATCAGCAACCAATAATTGTGCTGTACCGTTGCTCACTGTGATCTCAATTACTTGTGGACCCGAAAACTGAATATCAGCAGTCCAGGAAAAAAGTTCATTGGTAACAGAATAATTAATAGCAGGCAATTGAGGCATTGGCTCGTTTAATGTAACAACAGGTCCTTGATAAACAACAACATTGTCTACTTTTGCTGTTATTTCTAAATCTTGAGTGCCGTATGCAACACCCATTTGCTTAAATGTTCTTGTGGTCATGAATAATCTCCATCTCTGTTATTTATATTAGATTCTCCATTGCCAATGCTGTAAAATCTGCACACCAAAACTGTAATACTCAAGTATTACAATTGAGATCCCCGCAAGGGGCTCTTCTTTTGGTTGACCAAAAATTGCCATTTTGCTATAATATTGACATAGCGTAACAAAACAGGAGCCCAACATGGCATACATGAGTCAAGAGCACAAAGCACGTCTGGCCCCCACTATCAAGGCCATCTGCAAACGGTATGGCATCAAGGCCACGCTCAGTGTTCGCAATCACAGCAGCCTGGTGTTGACTGTGAAACAAGGCAACATTGACTTTGGCGGCAATCATGTTCAAGTCAATCCCTATTGGTATCACGAACACTTCACTGGCCGTGCAAAAGATTTCCTCTCGGAAGTGATCCCTGCTATGAAAGGCCCAGAATTCTTTGACCATTCTGATGCCCAAACTGACTACTTTCATTGCAGTCACTACGTTGACGTCAACATTGGTCGCTGGAATCAACCCTACGCTCTAGTCAAGTAACTTGACCAAAAATTCCCATTTTGCTATAATATTGACATACCGCAACAAACAGGAGCCGCAATGAGCACGATTCAAGACGTCAATTCCTCAATCATGTTTGGTGACTTCACCAACGACCAGCTCAACAGCATCATTGCTGCCATCAAGTATCGGCGAGCACAAATCACCAAACAAAATAAACGCACCTTCCAACTTGGTGACTCTGTAAAGTTTACCAGTAACCGCAACGGCTTGACCTATGTTGGTACCGTGCGCAAAGTCAAAATTAAATTTGTGCTGGTTAACACACCTGGCGGTTTGTTCAACGTGCCTGCCAACATGCTGGAGGCTGTATGACTGTCAAGCCGTTCAAGCAGTGGCTTGAAGACTTGTGGCGTACCAACTGTGACGAGGTCGACGGCTGGGGCCAACCCAGAATGACCATGTCGGAATATTTTCAAAAATACAAATGGTGGCTCAAGCGAGAGTACCAATATCAAAAAGGAGTTAGACGTGGGTCTTGATCAATATGCATACGTGGCAGCTCGCAAAGGCCAAAACTCAGAGTGGTGGGATGGTGCCGAGCTGGATCCCGACACTCGCGACTATCGCAACAACAAAGTTGCCAGGCCGCGTGAGTTGGCCTACTGGCGCAAGCATCCTAATCTGCAGGGTTGGATGGAAAGTTTGTGGAAACGCCGACTTCACGAAGCCAACAAAGGAATTCCCGAAAACGACTGGGGCTCATCTTTCAATGGCATTGAACTTGAACTCACATTTGAAGATCTTGACGAACTAGAACAAGCCGTTCAGGCTCGGCGACTGCCCAAGACATCGGGATTCTTTTTTGGCGAGGACTCAGATCAGTACTATTACAACCAGGATCTTGAGTTTGTCAAGAACGCTCGAGCAGAATTGTTCATGGGACTTAAAGTGTTCTATAACTCTTCATGGTAAGGATTTAAATAATATGAATGAAATCACTTTTGATCCCAGTCGTTGTGAGGCAGTGATGGCCGCAGGTTGGATTCGAGACCTGGAAAGTTCGGACAGTCGCATTCACAAAGAGAAGGTGATTGAAAAAGCTCTCATGGCTGCACGACTGGGCAGCACTGACGCTCAATGTTTTTTGTTCAACTGCTATCAAGCCTATAATCCTTTCTACACATTCAATGTCAAGCAGGTTCCCGAAACTGAAGGTTTGACTGGTCGCAGTAATCCTTGGCCTCGATTCTGGGCACTGCTGGAGGACCTGCGTACTCGCGGCATTTCTGGACACCGTGCTAGAGATGCTATCCAAGAGTGTGCCGATGATTTTGACAGTGAAGAATGGAACAATCTAGCTCGACGTGTGTTGATCAAAGACCTACGTTGCGGCATCAGTGAAAAGACCTTGAACAAAATCCTCAGCAAAACCGAATGGCGAATTCCGGTGTTCACTTGTCAGCTGGCCCAGGACAGCACTGACCAACCCAAAAAGTTGCGTGGCGTCAAGCGCCTGGAGTGCAAGCTGGATGGCGTGCGTGTGCTGGCAGTGGTATCTGGCAACAGTTGCACACTATACAGCCGCAATGGTAAAGAGTTTGAAAACTTCCCGCAGATTTCCGAAGCCATTCTTGACCAGCGCCGAGCATTCCAGTATGGTCGTGGCACCGGCGGGCACTTTGTGCTGGATGGTGAGATTGTGGGCGAGAGCTTTCAAAAGCTCATGCGCCAAGCACATCGCAAGAATGATGCCCAAACTGCAGGCATGGTGTATCATATTTTTGATATTTTGCCCCTGGATGCCTTCAAAGAGGGACACTGGAATGCGCAACAATACAAACGGTTTGAGTGGCTGGAGTCTGCTCGCAGTCAGCTCCTGGAAACTGATTGCTTGCGCATCATGAATGGTTTGGATGTGGATCTGGACACTGCTGAAGGTCATGACATCATGCATCGCTATGCTGAAGATGCTGTGGCTGAAGGGTTTGAAGGCATCATGATCAAGAGCATGGATGCACCCTATGAGTGCAAACGCAGTGACTTTTGGATGAAATGGAAACCCACTATCACTGTGGATTTGACCATTGTGGGTTTTGAGCAAGGCACAGGTCGCAATGCGGGCCGGTTGGGTGCTATAATTTACGAAGGAGTTGACAATGGACGTAATATTCGGGTTAATGTTGGTACTGGTTATAGCGATGGCGATCGTGATGAGTTTTGGGCCGCACGGGATCAGCTACTTGGTGTCATCGGTGAAATTGAAGCTGATGCAGTTACGCAAAACCAAGACGGAACATACTCGCTGAGATTCCCCCGTCACAAACGATTTCGTGGATTTGAACCAGGAGAAAAACTATGAGCAAGCGAGTTGGCCCCATCACATTGGACGGTGAAGCCGCTGATCGCATCACTGTGCTGAACTTGAAAGAGTACCGCAGTTATCTCAAAAAAGAACTCCGCGACTGGAAAAAGAATCCCCGGTCAGATGGTAACCCAGGAGGTTATTGGTTGCACCCCGAAGATGTTGGTATCAACATGCGGGTGATTGAAGCTTTGAATCTTGTGCTCAAACAGTACGGAAGTGAATAATGAAAATTGGATTGAGTTACAGTCGTTGTGTTCGTGACATTGTTGACGGCCGAGTAGACATCAACGATGTGCTGGTCATTGTTGCTCGCACTGACTTTGATCCGCATGATGATGCACAGTGGTCGGGCATTTGGGCTGGCTATGGGGGCGGAACTGACAATGGTCACACCCGTGGCTTCTTTAGTCATAGCAATCCAGAATGGGCTGGCTACAAAGACGAAGATCAGTTCCGTAGCATTACTATTGAACTACACAATACTGGTAGAATGCATCAACCACGACAGTTTGGCGCACATCCTCATCGACTGCCTTACTACTGGCTGGAATCAGTGTTGCCCAGTGAAGAACTTGAACAGCGACCAGCTGTGAAAGAAGCATGGGACCGATTTCAGGTCTTGGCTGGACTTAGCTCAATCAAAGTAGATCAACTTGAACATGAAAAAAATATTCTATGAAAAACGTGGACGCCGGTATCATCCTGTATATGAGTACGATAGTGATCTTTTGGACAGTTTCCCTAAAGGTAGTCACCTTGTCATCGTATACCCCGGGGGTACATCCCGTAGGTTTAACATTCAACCTAACCATGCCGCGCTGATTGCAGCCGGACGGGTGGCCGAAGATGCTATGTGTACAGCAATTCGCGAAGCCAGCGAAATGCGCCCGCAACGCACACCTATCACAGAAGGTCAGCAACGAGCTTGGAAAAAGTTGGCCCGAGAGTTTGGTAACGACCTGGCCACTTTAAATATAGGTAGCGCCCGGGACATTGCAGATGCAGGCCTGGCCGCATTGCAGGCGGAAGCAGATAAATTAATGCAACACGAGAGTGTGAGAAACGCATACGAACAATTCCTGTTGGTATGTGAATTAACCAAGAAGGAGAAAGAATGATGTACGCATCAACTATTGACAATTATAGAGACGCCGCCGGCGTAAACCAAGCCATGGGCCGTGTGTATGGACATATGGCGCTGGCTGTGCTGACCAGCATGCTGGTGTCCATGTTTGTGGGCATGAGTCCAGAACTGGTTGAGTTTTTCTTTACCGGCATCATGAAGTGGGTAGTGATCTTTGCACCCTTGGTGGCAGTATTTGGTGTCACCATGGTGCTGGGCAACAACCCCAGCAAAGGTGTTGCACAACTGTGCCTACATGGTTTTGCGGCACTCATGGGCTTGAGCTTTGCAATGATCTTTGTGATCTTTACCATGGGATCAATCTTTACTGCGTTCATGGGTGCGGCTGTGTTGTTTGGCACCATGAGTGCGTATGGATACTTTACCAAACAAAGTCTTGACTCAGTGGGCAAGTATGCCTTTGTTGCTTTGATCGCCATCTGCATTGCCAGTATCATTAATATCTTTATTGGCAGCACCGTGATGCAGATGGTGATCTCCGCACTGGCAATCATTATCTTTCTAGCACTTACTGCATATGACACACAGCAAATACGCGAGATGGTGTCAAATGGCGATGCCACTGAGGCCGACGAAGTGTCTGGAGCACTGACACTGTATCTGGACTTTATTAACCTGTTCATTAATCTACTCCAGCTGTTTGGACTTAAAAAGGACGACTAACATGCCTACCTGGATTCTTCGCACTGCTGAAAAGAAAAACGTTGAAGAAGTTGAATTCTGGTCCAAGGACGGACAAACAATCAAACGTAGCACTGGATTTCGTTGGGGCACGGTTTATTGTGAAAGCGATGAAAGACCCGACATTGATTTAGAAAATCCAGATGGACTTGAAGTATTTGCCACCGACTATGATTTTGAACTTGACAGTTTAGATGATGGTTGCTGGGCAGATGTTGAGTATCCCGACGGCATGAGTGAAGAAGAACAAGAACGCATGGACGAACTCTGGGATGAAGAGTCGTATGATGGTTGGGAAAACGAAGGTTGGATCAATACTGACACAGAAACTTGGTTCTATGGTCCGCTGACTCTAGAGGAACAATGATGTCCAAAATTGAAGAACAGGAAAAACTGTTACAAGCACTCAAATTCACTCCGCGCACCTACAAGATTCAACTGTGGGGCTATGGTGGCGAGCATGTAATGGGCACAGTGGATCGCAAGATATATGATTACTTCCGTGGTCGCAGACTCAGTGTGCCAGACTATGCCTGGGGAGGGTATGATGGGGAAGTGCCCGAAGACATGCAACCATTCTATCCTGGAGCGTGGCACGACTGCGATGACATGGGGCATGCATGGGGCGTGGATGTCAATGCTGGACATCTGCAGATTCTGGACGAAAATGAAAACATTGTTTATGAGCGTGAACTGTCGGATCTTGACGGTTGCGATGTGCAACTCAGCACCATAGAAGAAGTTTGGATTGATCAAAAAGAACCTGGCACTGTGGTGTTCTACGGATACACCTCTGACAAGGGCTCATTCTTTGAAGCAGACATTGAACTTCGACAACCGTTTGACCCTGAAAAACTACTGATAAAAATTTCAGATTTTGACAGCAACGAGATTGTTGTGGGTGCAGAATACGACGGCGAAGAGCTGGACAATTATGGTGGCGACACCAACGGCAAAAGTTCTGAGTATGCGTTCTACGTTGCAGGGTCAAACCAAGGCAAGGGCTACGAACGCTATCGCGACATGGATGACATCCAGTATGGACTGACTGACTGGTTCCCGGCCAAAATTGATCCGGTAAGGCCGGGCAAATACAATGTTCACACTCAAGATGGACATGAGTATCAGGCCAGTTGGAATGGCACGTTTTGGTACAACGAATGGAACGATAAAGAGTCCTTGAAAATTAAAAAATGGCAGGGTGTGGCCTATGATCCTGACGAACAAGATCTTCGCGAAGATTTAGACAAAATCATTTTAGAATTTAACAGTTAATTCTTGACATCGCGCCGCGATCCATGTATAATTACTGTGTGCATGGACAAAGAGATTGGGCTGTTCAATGGCCAGGTAGGGTGATTCGATAACCTAGGCCTACCAGGCACCGTGGCATGTGAACAGAAGTCCCGTAGGTTGCGACAAAGACCTCGGTCTGGCAACAGACCAAAACCCAGGCTGGAACCCCGGGGGTATGCCAAGAGGAAAAAATCTAGTAAGGTTGTGTATATGACTGTTAACATCGAGGCCTCTACGTCGAGTATGCCGACATCAATTGACTCGCTTAAAGAAACGCCTTTGCCCATGCACAAATTATTTTTTGAACTGTCTACCATCAGTCAATGGTATGCTATCATGCGAGAAGCACGAGCACAGTTTGGCAAAAATTGGCGCAGTCAAAGTCATGTCAAACGCAGACTTGACCGTATACTGTATAAAGATAACCTGGCCACAGAGCGTGTTTGGTTTGAGGTGCCAGATCCCAAATTTGGTACCTGGGTCGCCATTAAACATGCTGTTAGACAGGTAGCGGCCACTAATAAATAAATTTCTATGATATTTGGTTTTGCTATTTTGGCCACTGCTCTTTTATTGAGCGCGGTGGCTGCCTATTACTCTGTGGCTGGCCTGGTTGCTATATTTTCTGCGGCAACTATTCCTGTGATCATCATGGGTGGCTCATTGGAACTGGGCAAGATTGCAGCCACTGTGTGGTTGCACAACAATTGGCGCCGTGCAGGGTGGGCCTTCAAAGTGTATCTTGTGCCAGCAGTGGCATTTTTAATGCTGTTGACCAGCATGGGTATATTTGGATACCTATCAAAAGCACACAGTGATCAAAGCTTAGTAAGTGGAGATGTTGTTAGCAAAATTGCAATCTATGATGAAAAGATCAAGACCGAAAAAGAAAACATTGAAGCAAACCGTAAGGCACTTAAACAGATGGATGAAGGAGTGGACTCGGTACTGGGCCGCTCAACAGATGAAAAAGGTGCCGACAAAGCAGTGGCTCTGCGTCGCGCCCAGCAGAAAGAACGTGCTAGACTTCAAGCTGAAATATCACAGTCGCAAAAGTCTATTGCGGAACTTAACGATGCCCGTGCGCCTATTGCCGCCGAAGTACGCAAAGTTGAAGCCGAAGTTGGTCCCATAAAATACATTGCGGCCCTGCTGTACGGGGACAACCCTGATGACAATCTACTAGAACGTGCAGTGCGTTGGATGATCATAATGATTGTGTTGGTGTTTGATCCCCTGGCCTTGACATTGATTCTGGCCGCCAACAAACAGTTTGAGTGGGCACGTCAAGGCACCGGTGGATTTATTCACGATGAGTCTGTGCCCAAGTACGAGCCCGATGATGGCCCACTAACCAAACAACAACTTGAAACCCTGCGCGAGGTCGCAAAGACAGAGCCTCCAACGCAGGAACCACCCCCACATAGTTCTGACACACATCCTTATTTGACACAGGGTTTTCAATATCCGCCGGGTTGGATGTTTCATCCACCCATGGTGGCCAAATCTGACGAAGTGACACCATGGGAAGACCATGAAGAAATAGGATCTGAAAACCAGGAACTCAAAGCAGCCATCAAGCAATGGAAGGCTGACAACCCTGATGACACAATAAAAAATCAACGATCCAAATTTATACGAGGTGAAATTAACGAATTGCCTTGGATGCGTCTGGTAGCTGACAATGCCAAACCAGAAAACCGCACTGGTTTTGGCACAAGTTTTCCAGAAACCGCCAACAAAGGCGATTCGTTTGTGCGAGTAGACATTGTGCCCAATGTTGTGTACAAATTCAATGGGACAAACTGGATTGCGGTTGACAAAAACCTCAGCGACAGTTACACTTATGATTCAGCGTATATCGAACACCTGGTGAACAAAATAAGCACAGGCGAATATGATCCCGAATTGTTGAGCAACAGCGAACGTCAACAGTTAGAAAATTATCTACAAACCAACAAGGCAAACAATGAAATCAAATGACACTATTGACACATGCAGTTTTTGTGGCAAACACAAAGATGCGGTTGCTAAACTCATTGTTGGCGAAAGTGTTGCAATTTGTAATGAGTGTGTGGAACTTTGCGAAACACTGCTTGCAGATGAAAGCATAGTCAAACCAACAGACTCAGTTGAACTTGATCCACAAGCCATCAAAGAACATCTTGACCAGTATGTGGTCGGGCAAGATCGAGCCAAACAGGTGTTGAGTGTGGCAGTGGTAAATCACTACAAACGTATTGCCAATCCTGATCCCAATGTAGAAATTGAAAAGTGTAACATTTTGATGTTTGGGCCCACTGGATCAGGAAAAACATTGTTGGCTCGCAGTGTGGCACGTTATCTTGATGTACCATTTGTGATTGCCGACGCCACCAGTTTGACCGAAGCAGGCTATGTGGGCGACGATGTTGAAAGTTTGATTTCGCGACTGTTTGCGGCCGCCAATGGTGACGTGGCCAAGACTCAACGTGGCATTGTGTTCATTGACGAAATTGACAAAATTAGTCGTAGAAGTGAGAGTGCCAGTATCACACGCGACGTCTCAGGCGAAGGTGTGCAGCAGGCCCTGCTGAAATTGGTGGAGGGCACCAAGTGCAGAGTCACCCCCACTGGTAATCGCAAGCACCCATCGGGCGAAATGATCGAAATTGACACCACAAACATTTTGTTCATTGCTGGTGGTGCATTTGTGGGACTGGAAGCTGTGGTCAAAAATCGAGTGCGCGGCACCAGCATTGGATTTGGAGCCAAGGTAAATTCTGATGTCAACACCAATTTGGATCAAGTTACACCAGATGACTTGATCAAGTTTGGAATGATCCCGGAGTTTATTGGACGCTTCCCTGGCTGGGTAGCACTCAAGGAACTCAGCAAAGAAGATCTCATTCGTATTTTATTGGATGTCAAGCACAGTTACATCCAGCAGTATTCGTGGTTGTTTGGACAAGATCGAGTTGAACTAGAATTCAGTCCCGAAGCCTTGGAATTGATTGCTGATCGCACTATTTTAAACAAAACTGGCGCTAGGGGCCTGCACAGCGAACTAGAGCGGGTGCTGCTACCACACATGTTCTATTTGGCACAGTATCGTCGGCAAGGAATTGACCGGGTGATCATTGATGCCGACCAGGTAAATACTCCTATAGAACTCAAGGAAGCAAATGCAAAAACTCAGGGGTAGATCAGTACTGGTGCAAGACGGGCAAGTAGAAAAAGCCCTGCGCAAGTTCAAAAAGAAAATTCAAGATTCTGGAATTTTGAATGATGTTCGTGATCATGAGTTTTATGTCAAGCCCACCACTCGCCGCAAACTCAAGGCCAGTGCCGCTCGAAATCGCTGGCGTAAAAAACTAGCAGATCAACAGTTGCCCAAAAAACTCTACTGATGTACATAGAATTCCAACTGCCCACGGGTGCAGGGGGAATGACTGCACAATACACAAACTCAGTACTCAACCGTAATCTTCATGCATGGAGTGATCGTTACGGCATTCCTTACAACAAGAAAATACACAAATGGACTGTGAGAGTCACGTTTGACAACGAAGAAAACTACAGTTTTTTCGCTCTGACCTGGAACCCCACAAGTGAAAATGTGTTGAGCTATCTTACCAATTATCGTTTGATAGAACCCATGAATCGTGTATAATAAATAACTGTGTAGTGCCCATGGTGGGGCTACATTACAAGTCATCTTGCTTATAAAGGAGAAAACAAATGACAAAAACTCTCACTCTTCGTAGTTTCGACATTCCCGCACTCACCAAATTTGGTATCGGTTTTGATAACATGTTTGATGAACTCATGCGTGTGAGTGCTCAACAATCCAGCACAAACTATCCACCTTACGACATTGTACAAGTCAACGACGATGAGTACATGATCAGTGTAGCTGTGGCCGGATTTGGGCACGACGATCTCACAGTGACCAAGGACAAAAAGTTCTTGATCATTGAAGGCAAGCACAGCCGTGAAACTGTGGAGAATGAAGATAGCACTGCAAAATACTTGCACAAAGGTATTAGTGAAAGAAGTTTTCGCAGAGAATTCCAACTTGCAGACCATGTGGAAATCAGCAATGCTCACCTTGAGCTAGGCATTCTAAGCGTACATCTCAAGCGAGAAGTGCCCGAGGAAGCCAAGCCTAAAACTATTGCTATCACTTACGCTTCCTAATATAATAGCGTAAATACAGTAGCGGCACGGTGCCGCTACTGAACAACAAGGAACTGAAATGGCACAGAGCGATACAAGAACACGAATCAAGCCTGCTGAAGACTTAAAAGAACCACCAATGTACCGTGTTGTATATCTCAATGATAATCAAACAACCTACGAATTTGTGGTGGAAACACTGATGGAATATTTTGATTACAACGTAGAAACTGCTGAGACCATCACAAAAGACATCCATGAAGAAGGATCAGCTTGTGTGGCAGTGTTGCCTTACGAAATTGCCGAACAAAAAGGTGTTGAGGTAACCATGTTGGCACGAGCTCAAAACTACCCACTGCAGGTCAGAGTTGAGCCCGAAAGCGTAATTTAAAAATCCACAACTATTCTCTTGGGATAATACACCGATTTGGCATGCGGTGTATTTCCTCGCCCGCGGCAGTTGTTGACAAAACGAATACCACCTCGAACCTGATCCACGTCACCATGATAGTGACCAAAGCACCAGGTATGTAACTTGTTTTCGGTGTCTGCGGCAGCGGCCTGCATCATGAGTCGATTGCCCATGGTGTTGAATTTCATGCTTCCGTCGAGTTCTATATCATGTGCGATCAGCGCAGGATCAGGTACTGTGTGAGTGACCATGACGATCTTTTTTACATCTTTGTGAGTTTGTAACCTGCTGACACTGGACAACATGTAACTGGCATCGGTA